TTTTGTAAATAAAAATTTATTGATATATGGCTCAAATAAATGTTAATAGAAACACTTTCTTGGAAAAGGAAGAAGTGATGAATATGCAGTCTTTCCTACAGAATTCTCTGTTGGGAAAGATTTTAATTGCCGGAAGCTACTCTTTCGGCATAGTGACAAATAATCCTATTAAATTCAAGTCTGATTTTAAGACGGAAGAGGATTTTGTGGACAATAAGGCTTTTGATGTACAGCAAGGAACACAGGGAGGAACGGTAAAGATATTACCGGGTATGGCAGTAAATTCGTTGGGACAAGTGATAAATATTGCGAATATATACGATAATTATGCTATCCCGGCAGACAGCGTGTATTACTGGCTAAAAATCGGGTATTCGACAAAGAATTACGAAAACGGATATGTGAGTATCAACCAGAAGGGTGTAGTGACCGGAACCGTGGATTTTTCCGGTAAGGTGAGAGGACAGGCAGGGAAAACCCCGGTGGCGATAAAGTTCCTTAAGGACGACGGTTCACAGCCTTTAAATAACGGTGTATACGAGATAGTCAACATAATAGATAACAAGAATATTGTACTAACGTCTGAATCCGATTTTGTTGCGGAAACAAACTTGCAAGTAGTAATACTGGGAACAGTACCTCTTGGAAAGGTATTCACGGACGCGCAAATGGAAGGGCTTTATACTTATGACTGGTTTACATTGGGATTGACGCAAGAAGTAACATTGGAACAAGCGCCTACCAAGTCAGTAAACGAATTTTACATAGCGAGAGTGAGAAACAACGGTGGTACGGTTACAATCGACAATACGGCAAAGACGGAATACTGGTCTTTGGCAGGAATGCCGAAACCGAAAGAATAAGAAAGGAGGGGTAAAATGAGGTTATTATATACAGTCAGTTCCGGATATATGATGGAACAGCAGAATGTTTCCTATTCGTTGGGCGGTTTTGCATCTTCCACGGTGATACCTAACGACATGTTCGGTAATTTGTTTGATGAATTGAGTGTAAATACAATAAAAAATGCAAGAAACGAATACCGGGCCATAGTGCTGCACAACGACAGCCAGGAAACGGCAAGGGACGTGAAGATATGGTTTGACAACCCGGAAACAAATGTGTGTTCGTTCAAGGTGGGTGCCGTGGGAATGATGGAAGGTGCAGACGGAAGCCGATATATGGGCAGTGCACCTAATATATATAGCAGACCCTATACAGTCCAGTTTTATGAGGCTACAGAGGAAAACCCGGTGTCTATCGGGGATATGCAGCCAGACCAGATGATAGGTATATGGGTGGAAAGGAGTATAGATAAAGAAAAGGCTTTGGAAGAGTATAACAACGTGGCTGAGAGGGATTTAACAACCGAAACGAGATATAAGCCTATTCAGAAGGAAACACAAGAAATGTTAAATATGCAATTTTATTGGGAATAAGCTATTGCGTATGTCATAAACAAATATTATCTTTGTGGTGTGATTGATAAGGGAGCGTTAAAACTCCCTTTATTAATCGGGTCAGACATAAACAAATATTATTTCAAAAATGAACAGAATCGTAGAACTTAGCGGATTGATAGGTGTAAAGGATGAAAAAGTATTCGCCTATCTATCAATTGAACCGGAAAAGGTAAGGAAGGCTTTGGAGATTGAAATTGCTTGTACTGGGGCTGATGATAACGGGGCCTACAATATCTACTTCGATGATGAAGAAAGCATTTGTTGTGAGTATATGCAACGTTGTGTTACAAAGGAGTTTAAGAAGGTGGAAACGATAGAGGAAGCCGTGTTATGGATGGAAGGACATTTTTAAAAAGTAATGTTATGACAGAGAAAATCATTAAAAAAGAGGATGTAGAATACAAGCTGACGTGCAGTTTGGTTATAGAATGGAATCGTCCGGCAAAATATAAATTTAAGCTACATCAAAGAGAGTGCGGGAAAAGGAAATGGATGGATTTAAAAGGAGAGGAATATAGAGTAGATACAGAGAAAGATATTATTCTAAAGTATGTAAGCAAAGAAGATGTTCTGGAGCTTGCTTTTGAAGAGTACAAGAAATATAATCCTTCTAATAGTGATATGTTCTGATGAAGACACTAATTTTTGATGTGATGCTGAATGAGCAGTATATTCACACGTTTAAGTACAGATATAACCCTTTGTTTCCTATTGAGGAGGAAGAACTGAGGAAGTTTGTAGAAGAGAGGTTGCCGACATTGAAAGGAAAGAATTTTAAAATATTGTTTTGATTATGAAACCAATAAGAGATATAAAAGATATTGAAAATCTAAAGACAGATGAAAAACTGGTTGAGTTATGTTTGAATGGTAAGGTGGGTTATTATAGGTTCTTATGTTTCCACCCACGAAACGAGAATTATGTAATTCTATTGAATCATTGTGAAGAGCCAGAAAGGTTTCATGTTAAGAGTATTATAGACCGATTCTATACGGACTATACAATACGCGATATAATTACCCATAGAAGGGATTATGCTTTGAAAAAACTGGAAGAGTACGAGCGAGCATTATCCGAATTTAATAAGGAGGAGAAAGAATGAAACAGACAGTAGAAAAAGGCGTCAATAGAATATGCTGAATCGGTTATTCGTTCATTTGGAATATGTGGGGTACCGATTGGAATTTCTGACATCAAGGAAATGATTGCTAATGGTTTTAATAGTGGCACCGAATGGCAGAAGAAGAAAGCTATCGAAGCCTTGTCCTCTGTACTGGAGGACTGGGTACATGGCGGTGATGCAGATTGTATAATTGCTGAACTTGAAGAAAAATTGAAATAAAATGGATGAAAGGAAAGTTCTTTTGTTTAAGAAGGTGTGTTATGATGTCGGAACACGTTTTTCTTTTATTGTAAACGGTAAGATTATCGAAACGGTTATAAGTGATGTAATGATTGATTATCATAAAAATATCAATTATGAAAATCAATCTGTAAGGTATCATTTCTGCACTATGGACAAGCATACATTTGATGAGTTTTCTGAAAGAGAGTTGGAAGATATGATACGCAGGGGAATTGTTTTATGTATTGAGTAATAGAAAAGAGATTGAAAATGATAAAGAAATGGTATGAAGTTTCGTGTGATTTGTGCGGAAAAGGTTTAAATCACTATGCAGAATTAAAACCTACTTGCACTGATTTAAGGAGAGATGGTTTTAAAGTTAAAATCAATAACGGAAAGGTGTTTGTTTTTTGTAAAGAGTGCTATGAAAAGATAAAGAAGGAGACAAAGAAATGAAAGGAAATATATTTGACAAAATAAGAAAAGCATCTAATAAATACATAAAGTATATGATTGCTTGTGACTGTATAGCCAAAGAAGCACAAAAACATATAGATTGGGACAATAATGTTTCGTGTGAATATTATCCCAGTGATGGAATATGTATAATGATAGAAGAGCATGTTTGTTATGCTAATACATTCTTTGACTTGGTAGAAGAATCGGAAAACGGTATGATTGACAGGGTAACTTTTATGAGAAATTGTATTTGACATGGAAAGATATAGGATTGTGAAAGAAATAGGGTATAGCGGCTGTATTCCGATAGTCGTGTATTTTGTACAAGTCAGAAAAGACAAACGTATTTCATCCGAATGGGTGAATGTAAAGGGATTTGATACCTATAAGAGAGCGAAAGAGTTGTTGGATGTTTTAAATGGTGATTGATATGAATATAGAAGAAGCAAAAATAAAGAAAGCGAAAGCAGAAATGGAGATAGCCCGGATTCTGGAAAATCTCGAATTAGAAACCGGATTGAAATCCAATATAGTTTATGTGTATCGGGAAAACGCAAAATCAGAACCTTTATCTCAACCCAAAGAGTGTATAAGAATAGATATTATTTTAACACTATGATAAAATTAAGACTGATGCTCCGATGGCTGCTTATCCCTTTATGGTTCGCCATATTCATAGCCTATCTGCCGATATGGTATTTGCAAATGAGCTGGTACTATTTCAGCTTTAGCGATTACTGGGACAGCTATATGGTATTATGGGACAGAATAATGTTGTTTTTAAAACTTAAAAAGGAATAGGAGAAGGTCATGGAAGTAAAGAACGGAATAATAATAGATGGAGTGCTGCATGAAGCTGCGAATTATCCAAATGACTATGAATGTACTATATGTTCTCTTCGTAAGGAATGTGATGAATTAGAGAATCGTAGTGATGAATGGATTTGCAGGCTTATTGATTGTAAGTATTTTATCAATCGTGGCAAAGTAACAGACATTAAGATAGATAAGGAGGAATAACAATGGAAAGCGATAAACTTATATTAGATGCTTGTTGTGGCAGTAGAATGTTTTGGTTTGACAAGCATAACCCTTTGGTTTTATTTGTAGACAAGCGTTCAGAAACACTTACAGCTAAGGACAAAGATAGAATCAGAACTATAGATGTAAAACCGGATGTAATAGCCGATTTTACTAATTTGCCGTTTGAGGATAATTCTTTTTATATGGTGGTGTTTGACCCACCGCATCTAAAAACACTTGGTGAAACCTCATGGATGGCTAAGAAATACGGTAAACTGCCAAAAGATTGGAAATCACTTATACACGACGGATTTGCCGAGTGTATGCGCGTCTTGAAACCTAATGGAACGCTCATTTTCAAATGGAACGAAAGTGAGATAAAAGCTTCAGAAGTTTTGTCCGTTATCCCTTTTAAGCCTCTATTTGGACATACCACTGGAAGGCAGAGCAAAACAATATGGATGTGTTTTATGAAGAGAGAAGACGATGAATAATACAGAAGAAAAGCATTGCAGTATATGTGTACATTATGAGATGTATGCCAATTTCCAGACGTATTGTCATGCATTGAAAAGACGCATAACGGCAAGAAAACAAGCGAAAAACTGTAAACATTTTAAAAACAGATGGGAGGAATAAATAATGCACCAGTGTAATTATTGTTGTTGGTATAACGAAAGATACGAGAATTGCGATTGTCCGTATGCAATGAAAAAGTCGGCTTGTGATAAAGCTAAAAAGGAGAAAGAAAGGAGTGAGAAATGAAATTAAAACATCCATTAGATTGGTATAACGAAAACACACCATCGGAAGATGAAGAATACGAAAAGGGATGTCTATCTATCGCCTTGATAGTAGTAATCATTTTCATTGCATTAACGGTTGTAATTTTATCTTACGAATTATGAAATCAAAACAAGTATTATCAATAGAACAAATGAAGCACTTGCAGGAGCTTGGATTAGATACAAGTGATGCAAGTATATATTGGGCAAGAGTGTCGCATGGAAGCCGTATTGACGACAAATCAAAAGGTGTATGGTTTTTGAGTTTACATAAGGAATTTCAGACTTGTGGATTTATGTCATATGAAATCCTTCCTACTTATACTTTGCAGGATATTCTGGATAAGCTGCCAGAATCAGTACAGGTATATGATTTGTACATATTTAAGAAAGTGGGTTTGTGGTGGCTCAAATATGTAGACGTAACGAATAATGGAACCGTTCGTTTAGAAAAAATGCCGAAGTTGATAGATGCAGTCTATTATATGCTGTGTTGGTGCATTCAAAAGGGGTTTGTTAAAACTAATAAGGAGGTTAAAGATGGAAGAAAAGAAAATTGATTGGGAACAGAGGCGTTATGAAATAGCGAAAGCTGCAATGCAAGGATTTTGTAGCAATTCACAGAAACAATTTATAAATGTTGATTCAAGTATAATAGCAAAATTGAGTATTTGTTTCGCTGATGCACTGATAAAGAAATTGAAAGAAGAATAATCATGGAAGCACATGTAATGAAACTTGAAAACAACTGTGTAATTGTTGACGAGGAATATTTTAACGAGATAAAGAAGCAGTCAGAATTTAACCAGGAAAGGATAAATGAGATTGCAGAGGAAAAGTTTTTGGAATACGTCAAAGAAAGCGGTATCAAACTTTCCTACGAAGTGAACGGAACACCTTATATATTTCATCATGACTTGTTGAATGAATTGAACTATGAGGAAAGAGGATATCCGGAATCCGTGTCAGAAAGGGTGAAGCATATTATCGCAGACGATATAACCGAGGCTTTGAACGACAAGTTTAAAGGACTGAAAGACGAGGTTTTGAATTATGCCTTAAGTGAGTTTGACAAACAGAAACACGGTTTAGAGGCTACTGTAAAAATATGGAAACATTTCGCATTAATCTTTATCATTACGACTATTGTTCTAACAATTAGACTATTTTTATTGTGAAATGATGTTAAACAACCCACATTTTACACATAAGCAGTTGCGTATGTCATAATATAATCTTATCTTTGCATTGTGAGATTAAGAGATGATAAGTCAAACAAATAAAAAAGATAAGATTATGAAAGAAAGATTTTTAGAAAAGTTCATTATGATGGAGTTTGTGAAAGGCAATTTGGATTCACAGGAACAAGTCAATGATATGGTTTCTTTGATACAGAGAAAGTTGGGTGTATCAGTAGAGAATGCAGGAGAATTTTTAAGAAAAGCGGTTGGATTGATTTAACAGCAACAATTTGTTTTTCTCATATTGAAGGGCTACGTTTGTAGCCCTAATTTCTAAAATCTAATAAAATGGCTCAAAAGTTGTCTGCCGGATTTATGGCAGAATTATTTAAACTTGTATATATGGATTTGGGTATTACCAAGATGGTGGTAAATCATCTATCCTATCAGTTGATACCCAAAGAGTGGCCCGGTTTCAAATTCTTGCTAAAAGAGGCAACAGAAGTATTGAAGGAAAAAGATAAGGTTCCTTCTTTGGGCGTGGTATCTCAAAAATACGCTGACAGTGATTTTGTAATTGAAGCGATAGATGCCGTGCAGTCAGCCGCTAAAGTAGACAAGGAAATTATTATAGACCAACTGGAAGCGTATATTAAAGACGTGGAATTCCAGCTACTTTCCAAAAAAGTACATGATTTGTACGAAGAAGGGAAGAAAGAAGATGCTATACGGGTAAACGCGGAAGAGAGCCAAAGAATTTTATCCCTATCATTAAGGCATGAGGCAGGCGGTTTTCAGAAAGTGTTCTCTGATTTTGACAAACGAATGAAGAGGAGGCGGGAAGAAGAAGAGGGGGAGGTTCCATCACGCGTAATGTTCGGACTTGATAAGATAGACCAGATTTCAGAAGGCGGTGCCACAATGGAAGATACCGTGTTATGGATAATGCGTTCGGGTGTCGGTAAGTCTACTGTATTGAGATATCACGGTATGCAGGCAGCTTTTGACGGACACCCGGTCTTGCATATACAGTTGGAGGGCGGTGCGCGTGCGTGTCTGGAAAGATACGACCAGTTTTGGACCGGGCAAAAATACGGGAACATCAGAAAAGGTGTCATAGATGACAAGTTAGCCGAGAAAATAGAAAAGGCTTTTGAAAACATGAAATCCTATTCCAAGGACATAGATGTTTATTCTTTTGAAAAATTCGGGCAGGCTACTATGGTGGATATCCGTAACGTGATAGTTTCCTATTACAAGAAAAACGGTTATTATCCGCATGTATTGATATTGGATTCGTTAGACCTTGTGGCAACAGGAACAAATAGAGTTGTAGACAATAACCCTACATTCAAAAAAGAAAAATTACAGACATGTGCACAACTTTTGAAAAATTTATGTGTAGAGTTTAAAATGGTGGGATTTACGGCAGCACAAGCCGGAAATGTGCCGTTGGAAATATGGGACAATTCGGACAAAGTGATAGACAGAAGCTATACGGAAGGGGACAGGACACTTGTAAAGCCGTTTTCCTTTGTGTTTACCGGGAACCGGACAAGGGAAGAAAAGAAACAAAATAAGATGCGTATCTATATGGATAAGGTACGCGATTACGATACGGTAAAAGACACGTTTACTATTGTGACGGATTACGGCAGGGGGCGTTTTTGTGACAAGGCGCTGACAGCCGAATATTACGGAGGTGACAAGGGTTTCACATCCTCTACTCCTAATAAAAAGACAAGAAAGAAAAAGGATGAAGACGGTGAAAAGCAAAATGATGTTAAAACAGAGATGATTTAGACATACTCACTTGCTTATGTCATAACATAATCTTATCTTTGTAGTGTCTTCTTAAGGGAGACAAGAAAAAGAAGTCAAACAAATAAAGATAAGGTTATGTATAAGACAACTTTTATTTCAGCAGAAAAATTTAACACAAGATGTTTAGGGTTGATAAAAACGAGGTAATATCCGAACTGAATCTATCTTTGTTCGGGGCAAAGGGGTTCATGCAAGACCGGAACAAAGAATGCCCTTTTTGTAATAAAAGGGGGAAATGGGGGATAAAGTTTAATGATGCTGGAAATAACGGTGCGTTCCATTGTTTCAAATGCGGCATGAAGACCACCTTAAAAAAGTTCCTGGAGAAGATAGGAAGGAAGGACCTTATAAAGCAGGATTACGAAAACACCGTAAAAATGCAGAAATTAACACCTCTAATAGATGATGAAGAAGAGAAAACAACAGAGGAAATTAAGGAATGCACCCTTCCTAAAAAACTGGAATATATAGAAAAGGACGAATATTTGGATAAGAGGGGCTTTGTAAAAAGATATTATGAAGAATTCCGTCCGGCAGAAACAAAATTCTTTCTCGAAAGAAAGCTGCATGATAAGTTCATATTCCAGTTTACCATGAACGGCAAATTAGCCGCATGGCTGGCACGTTCAAAAAAAAGTAAGGAATGGCACGAGGAGAACCTTAAAAGGTTTAAGGAGGGTACGGAAAAGCTTGTATTGAGATATGAAAATTCACGTGACGGATTCTCCCATGTGATAGGAGGATATGACAATATAACGGACGAGACGGACACGGTTATAATCGTGGAAGGAATGTTCGACTACATATCGGTAGACACGAAGCTGCACCTCTATGAATCACCCGACATAAAGTGCGTGTTTACATTCGGTAACAACATGGGGTTAAGCCAGATAAGGCTATTGAGGGACAAACCGGGCATAAGGAATGTGATTCTAATGTACGACCCCGACAAGCCGGAAATGATTAAGACAGTATCAATGACCTTACAAAGATATTTCAATGTACAGATTGCCGAACTGGAAGACAAGAAGAAAGACCCTGGAGACGCGACACAAGAAGAACTCCTATGGGCGCTTGACAATATGACAGAACCGATTAATTATTATACAAGACATTTATAGTGTTGATTTTTTGCCATTTATCCTAATTTTTGTTAGATTTGAAGTCAAAAATAAGGACATGGAAAAATCACGGAAAATCAGTCTGGAGCAGTTTGTAATTAACTTGCAATTGGAGTATTTGAGTTGTAAATTACGTTCGATAGTTTACAATCGTATAGAAAGTGTCGAGCTTGTGAAGATATATAAGGACATAGCGGAGAAGAAGAAGACAAAAATTCTGAACTTAAAACAAAGGTTTCGCCTTGGTACGATGTTTGACAGTGACAAGGCGTTTTCAGATTTTTACTTGAAGGAATTTTTGCAAGAATACGGATTGCCGAACTTGCAATATTCGGAGAAAACGAAAAAGTCGGTTATGTTTTGGGACAGGTTCCACCTATTGAAACCGGGTACCATAGTGATATACAAGGGAAAGGAATATAAGGTGAAGATAAACCATCCGAATGACGATAATGTGGTGATATGGGTTAATGACGTGCCGGAACAGATACCATATACCTACTTCAAAATGAGATGGTTAGAAGAAATTGATATGAAAGATTTAAAATAATTGGAGATAATATTTGTTTATCTCAAAATTTAATTCTTACTTTGTATCACAATTAAAAACAAAAGATATGAATTATTTCGAGTATGAAGAAAAGGCGGCTACTACAGCTTGCTATAATGAAAAAGTGGCTTTGTCTTATGTAACACTTGGTTTGTGTTCGGAGATGGGAGAAACCTACGAGAAAATCAATAACGAGGCAGAAACGGAAGAAATCTCTAAAGAAATCGGAGATATGTTTTGGTATCTTGCCATGATTCGTAAAGAATGCAATCTCGATATTGAGGGTTGGGATTGGAAAGAAGCTTTGGCAAATGCGGAAGGTGCAGGCGTGTTTGATTTGCCCGTGGAAGTCGGAAAGATTGCAGACCAGGTTAAAAAGTGGTTGCGTGATGATTGGAAAGAAGCCGAGCAGAATGTATTCCCGGAAGCAAGAAAGAAAGCTGTTTTGGAAGCCTGGAAAAACGCCTGGAAGGTTATAAACAGTATGATTAACCGCGTCGGTCTTGATACGGAAAAGATTGCCGAGCAGAATATCGAAAAACTGTTTTCACGCAAACAGCGTGACAAAATTCATGGAGCAGGAGACAACAGATGAGAAATTTTGACAAAATATTAATGACCGGGGCGCAGGGTACAGGGAAAACAACCCTATTGAAAGCCTTGCAGAACGAACCGGAATTTGACAACTGGAAGTTTTACACGAATGTTGTCAGAACGATGGTTGAAGAAGAGGGAATAGCTATCAATAAGGAGGGTACTTCTGAATCACAAAAGAAAATATTCGACAAATACACCCAAATAATGGAAGATGCTATGAAACAACCTTCCATTAGTGACAGATGTATTATTGATGTGAACGCGTACACTTCATGGCTTTTTGACAACTGTAATCCGAAAGACAAGGATTATAACAACCTGGCAGAAGAGGACTTCAAAGAAAAGCGCCAGATTGTAAAACGGAAATACGAATTTCCTTTGCTTGTCTATCTTCCTATTACATTCAGATTGCAGGGTGACGGTGCGCGTTCGGAAGACGAGGAATACCAGAAGGAAATCGACCGTAAAATAAAGCAGATTGTCGATAATTACGGAATACCATATATTTCTGTTTCCGGTTCAACGGAAGAACGTGTGCAGCAGATTAAGGATGCCGTATTTGGAAAGGAGAAGTAAGACAATGGAAGTTTCTTTGTTGACTTTGAGAAATGTGGGACGGAAGCTTGGAATGCAGAACGTTTCCGGATTTAAGAAAGAAGACCTTTTGCAGCAGGTTGTCGAAAGACTGGAAGCAAAAGGAAAGACGATTGAAGAATATGCAAAGGAAGTTTCGATAAATACCCAAAAGGGGTATGTCAAGAAAAAGTTTAACCTTTCACCTAAAGGAAAAAACCCGTACAAGAAAGGAAGTATATCGTATAAGGTGTGGGAAGAACTCGCAAAGAATGACGGTCGTTCATTCAGCCGGATTGCAAAAGAACTGGGAACGCATTACAACGTTGTTTCCGTTTGTTGCAGGAACCATTTTAATAAATCATAAACTTGCCGTTTTTATTTAGATTTGATTTTTCACGGGGAGTGTAAGTAAATACGCTTCACTCCCCTTTACACCCTAAAAATATGGATGAACTGTATAAAGATTTAATCAAATATTTGGAGGATAACTTTCTGTCTTTCAATGCTTTGGATAATTATATTATAGAGATTGACGGGCAAACATTCGAGTTGTTTGAACCTTTCCAATGGGACAAAGAGGATAACGGAATTTTCTTTGACGATTCGTTCCAGTGGGTAGGAGACAGAACGGAATGCGACAACTATGTCTTCCGGTTCGGTGATGTATGGTATTATCTTAAAAAGGGAGATGAGAATAAAGTAAAACTTAACCGATTGCAGTATATCGGAAAGGCAAATTTGTTTGACGAAAGCTTGAGATTTGACACCTATATAGGTGTGCACGGCAATTTTGAATTGATGAACGGAATGCACTCTTATTCCGATTGGGTAGAAAAAGCGAAATTTTTAGGAATAAAAGCGCTTGGTATATGCGAAAAGAATACGCTTGCATCAGCGTTCAAGTTTCAGAATGCGTGTCTAAAAAGTGATATAAGACCTATATTCGGTATGGAAGTTACTGTATATAACGAGCAGAAGGACGTGCGATATACAGTAAAGCTGATAGTCAAGGACAAGGAGGGATGGAATAACCTACTGAAAATAAATAAGATTCTGAATGTCGACGAAAAAGGCTTTATCACGGAAAAGGAATTGCAAGAAATGAAAGACGGGTGTTTCTTGTTGTTTGACCCGAAAACATGTATGTTTGAAAATCTCCCCATATTGTCAAGAAAATGGAACGATACCTATTACCAGCTTGATACTGTGGAATACAAGAAGAATGACCGGGATAAAAAATATCTTGACAATCTGAAAAAATTCGTGGGTGTATATAAACCCGTGGCGGTATGTGACGCCTGGTATCTTGAAAGGCGGTATGCCCCTATAAGGGAAAAGCTTAACAAGCTTGCAAAGGTTGCGAATTATGAGAGTGATAACCAGTACATGAAGAACTATCAAGAGTATTACGAAGAACTGTCAAGGCTGATACCGGACGAGGACAAGTTTTTCGGATTGTTTGAAGAAGCTTTGGTAAATCTTAATTATATATCGGTAAACTGTAATTATTTGTTGGAGACACAGGTAAGGCATGCACCTAAATATGTAATGACGGAAGAGGAGAAAAAGAAATACGCCTCCAATACAGAAATGTTTGAATCGCTTGTGTTCGACGGACTGGCAGAACATCCGGAAATACTGGACAGATACAGTGAAGAGGAACTGACGGAAAGACTTAATACGGAAATATCCATCATAGAGGAAGGTGATGTAGTGGACTACTTTTTGATGCTGAGGGATATTATCAGATGGGGAAGGGATAACGATATTTTGGTCGGATTGGGGCGCGGAAGCAGCGCCGGAAGCCTTGTTTCTTATCTCCTTGGTATTGTCAATGTAAATCCATTGGAATATGAACTTCTATTCAGCCGATTTTTGACAAAAGGACGTCTAATTCGGCATGAAGAGGAAGAGGTAGTGACAATAAACGGAGAAAGGGAAATATCCGGCAATACCTTTATAAAGATTGTCCGGAATGGTGAGGAAATGATAATCAGAGCGAAAGAGTTAAAAGAAGGTGACGAACTGATAAATGAATAATGGTATGATAGTAAAAAATATTGAAGTAAAGCGTCGGGCAAAGACCGTATTAGGGTCAATGCCCGACATCTGACCCCTTCGGGGGAAACGAGTTGACACAGATTTTCCCGGTAGAAGACGGGACGAAATAAAAGCTTATATGGAAGAGCGGTTTGGTAAAGAGCAGGTTTGCTCACTTGGTACCTATACTACTCTCCAGTTAAAAGAAGCAATATCGGATATGGCGCGTGCAGACGGCATACCAGTACAGTTATACAGATGGTTTACTGCTTGTATTGGAGACGACAAAGAAAAGACGATAGAAGAGTTTTTCAAGACCGTATGCGGAAAGGAAGACCTAAAGAAGTTCGTGAAGGAACATACAGAAACGTTTAACGACATGTTGGTAGTTCTTGGTTCTCCTAAAAGCCAGTCGGTGCATGCGTGTGGAACCGTAGTGTTGCCAGATGGAAAAACATCCTACGAATGGATGCCCGTACATACACAAAAAGGACTTGTAGTTACGGACTGGGAAGGTTCGGAAGTGGAAGAGGCAGGCTTCCTAAAGGAAGATGTTTTGGGTATCATACAGTTGGATAAGTTCGAGGAAATGTTACGCTTGATAAAGGAGAACCACGGAATAGATATTGACATATACAGCTTGCCTTTGGACGATAAGCAGGTATTCGAGTATGCAGGTAAAGGATGGCTGGGAGATGTTTTCCAGCTTGGTTCAGCCGGATTATCCGGATATTGCGTAAAGATGAAACCGGAAAACATAAATGAACTGTCTGCATGTGTGGCTCTCTACAGACCTGGACCTATGGAAAACAATTTCCACAACGAATATATTTTGCGGAAGAACGGGGAAAAGGACTGGACAGAAGAAATGCCTATAGGTGGTGAAGAAGTGGTGAAGAAAGACTTTGGGCTACTTGTCTATCAAGAAAGTATTATGTTGTTAGCCCAAAAACTTGCAGGATTTGATTCTGAAACAACAGACCTTTTGCGTAAATGTTTGGGAAAGAAGGATTTAAAGAAGATAAAACTTTATAAGGACAAGTTTATTACTAATTATGCAAAAAATTTTGCTTCTAAAGGGGTGACAAAGGAATATGCAGAAAACCTTTGGAATCAGATGGAAGAATTTGCAAAATATTCGTTCAATAAATCCCATTCGGTATGCTATGGTATGACCGCTTATATATGCTTATGGCTTAAAGTACATTATCCTATTGAGTATTGGAGTGCTACATTTTCATTTGCAAAGGATGAAAAGATACCCTATTATGTAAATGAAATACAGCAGTCCGGTGAGATAAAGATACACCCGGTAGACATCAACAAGTCAGATGTAAATATCGTGTCCGATTACCGGACAAGCAGCATGTACTGGGCATTCAATGCAGTAAAGCAATGCGGAGAAAGGGCGCAGGAATATATATCGGAAGAGAAAAAGAAGAATGGTCCGTTTTTCTCCTTGGAGGAATTTATAGACCGATGTGTGATTAAAGGCAGTCCGGTAAATAAATCTGTCATTGAGAACTTGATATTTGCAGGCGCATTTGACGAATTAGAGAATATCCAGGAACCGAAAGACCGTTTGTCCCTTATTGAGATGTATCGAGAAAATAAACGGGTCAAAGTATTGGAGGATAAGGATTTACTTACCAATATTATGAAAGTCCGCAAAGAACGCAATAATTGGTGGTGGCTGTTGCAGCAAAAAAGAACGTCCGGTTTTGCATTTTTTGATTATTACGATTTGGTAAATGAATATCATATGCCTAAATTAGACGACGAAACGGAATTCCAGGATGTGTCGCAGATAAAATTTTGGGACATTAATTCAAAGAAAACCCGTCGTGCCGTGATAGGCGGTTATGTGATTGAGATAATAGAGAGGAAAAGCAAGAAGGGCATATTTGCCACTATAGTATTGGAAAGTAATTATGAGTTTATAAATGTAACTATTTTCCCAGAGTTGTTTGAAGAATACGGAGAGTTTTTAAGGGGTAGTAAAAAGAACATTTTGTTGGTTAACGGTGTGATTGTGTGGGATAAGTTCAGAGGAGAATATATTTTGCAGGCGAATGTTAATTCATTGTTTACAGTATTGACGTAAAGATATTTTGATATGAAAATTATGGTAGAAATCGGTACCAAGACCGTTGTTTTGGTATCACCGGACAAGGACGAAGAAATAGAACTTGACGATGTTACGACAATCAATTACTCGAACCTCTATGGAGAGGCGGTAACGGTATCTGGATTGCTTAACAAGGTCGGTCTAATGAAAGTTGAATATGAGAAGAAAGCGAAGGAAGAGAAACTGTTTTGTGATGTGTTTGCAGCTAATTTGAGGAAGAAATTAAGGCGAGAAGCGGCTACGAATGGAGGAAGAATAACGATTGATGGAGAATCTTTTAAGCTGACTGAAAAAGGATTGGAGGACGCTATATTACTCAATGAACAGTATCAGAAAAATCTGATGAATCTTATTGAGATAGAATCGAAGCGAGACAAGTTAGACACCCTATTTTGGGCAGTACAAAGCAAGGACAAGAAACTTAACAATTTGTTGCCAAAGATTGTACCGCAAGACTTTGAAAAAGAGCTTATTGAAGGAAAAATAAATACTTTTAAGATAGTGAAAACCGATTATTAATTTTTAAAAATTTTGTGTTATGGCTTTTGACAGAAGTAAGTACAAGAAAGCGAGTGTAGAATCAATTGATGAAACAGTAGGAAAAGCAGCCGCAACAATGGGCGGTGGTTTTGGACAAGGCGGCAGAGCCTCATTTTTTAATCTGAGCGAAGACGGAAGATATGTATTGCGCGTATTGCCGTCGTTGACAGGGAAACCCTATATGCCGAGAAAGACGGTTAAACTTCCTATCGAATGTGCGGTATATGATAAGGACGGGAAAGACACCGGAAAGAAGGAAATTAGACAAAAAGACGTCTTTACTTCTGATATCCACAGCAACCGGATGAACGGTGAGGATGCAGTATTGACCTATATCAGTCATGTGTATAACCTGGCAAACGATATCCAGGACAAGGACGAGCGCGCAAAATTCCTCTATCCTATCAGCGGTTATCGCAACAAGCAAAAACAATGGATATGGGGCATGAAAGCCATGCTTAACTATGTGGCTTATGTATGGGCAGAAAATGACGTGTACCGTCTTGATTTGCGCCCGGATTGGTGGAAGAAAATGAAGAACATTTCTATGGAACGTGCCGGAGGTTCGGATGATGGAATAATTAATCTTGACATTTTTTCTGACCCGGACGAAGGTTACCCGTTGATTGTTAACGTTACCACGGACGAAAACAAAAAGAAAAATTTCGACATTACTTGCGGAATGCCGGATGCTAATAAGCGCCAGACTTGGGACGATTTCTTTGCGAAAAACCGTGTATCAGACGAAGTGTTCGGTATTATGGAAGAACTCCCTACCCTGGATGATATGTATGTGGACGTATTTTCACGCAAAGACTGGGATATGCAGTTGGAAGGATTGGAAAGAATCGACGAGGAACAATCATACGGTATTTTCCAGGACGACGTATTCTTGAACAAACTCGAAGAACTTGACAAATTGGTTCCGGAAGAGGACGAAATCAAGGAAAAGAAAGCTCCTAAAAAAGCCCCCGAGACAAAGAAGGTGAAAACGGAGGAACCGAAAGAAGAGCCAACAAAGACGGAAAAAAAAGCAGGCGGTTATCCTACATTGACGAACCTCAAAAAGGAACTCCGTGCCTACATTGCCGATAACTACGAAGACAAGGAATTACCGGAAGAGTTGACTGTAGCAGAACTCCGTAAATGGTACGACATTGCACAGGAAGGTGGCGAACTGCCTTTTGAGGATTACGAAGAGCCGGAAGATGAAGAACAAGGAGCGGCAGACCCAGAACCGGAAGATACGGCAGTTGAAGAAAGGGAAGCATCAGCAAGCGTTCCTAATTCCATTGCGTCGCGCTTAAGAAACTTGAAAGCGAAAACTTCAAAATAAATCACACAAGGAAGGGTAATTTTTACCCTTCCATTATTCCTATTATTATGAAAAATCTTTACAGAATAATCCTTATTTCGGGTATGATAATAATACTCATATTGTTATTCTTATCTATCAAGAAAGCAAGGGAGAATGAAAGGTTGTTATATGAAGTGGAATTTTATACCGATTCTTTAAACAGATATACAAAGGTTTACAATTCCGAAAGTTTTTCTAAATTGAAAAAAGAAAACAAAGAATTATACAATCGATTGAAGGAAAAGGAAGCACTTGTAGAGGCAGTGGAATTTGAATGGAAATACAAGTACGAAGGACTGGAAAGAGAGGTTTCCGAATTGAGGAAAACGGACAGCCTCTATACATTCAAAGAAGAAACCGATACGGTAGGATATGATTTACAGGTGTGGGCTACGCACTTGGCAAAGTATAAGATTAATTTCAATATAACCAACAAATTTTTATTGACAAACCAGCGTATAGGGAACAGTAACCGTATGGAGATAACTTCCCAACTGCCCGGAAAGATAGGTGACGTTACAATGTGGACAAAACCGGATAAAAAGAAAAGATTCGGTTTAGGGTTGTCCGTAGGTGCCGGATATGGAGTATTCAATAAAGATTTTGATGTGTTTGTAGGATTAAGTGGAACATATTTAATTTGGTAATTATGTTTGTACAGATAAATAACAAAAGGATAAAGATTACTTCTATCAGCAGATACAATGATGAAGGGTATTCACAGTCAACCAAGAAGTTCAGAATAGCTTTAAAAATTTCCAATGTCTGGGAAAGCTTCTATTTTGACAAGGAAGTAGAGAAAGATAATGTTTTGAAAAATCTTGACAATACATTAAAGGTGACAGCGTTATAAGCGAATAATTGAAATTTCTGACAATAAGATTGATTGAGAAATGAGACTGGTTGAGAGACATATTATCAAGGATAACCGATTTGAGGAAGTTTGCCACAAGTCCAGATTATTGTACAATTATGTTTTGTATAATGTTCGGCAAGGCATTTTCTCAAAGAATTATTTGAAAGAATATGAATTTTCAACAAAGTTAAATAGAGAAAACCAGTTTGATTTCAGAAATTTGCCTTCTTCTATTTCTCAACAAGTGATAGCACAAGTGTTTTCAGTTATAAAAGGATGGATGAAAGGGGTTAAGGAATTTGAGAAAAGTCCTTCAAAGTTTCACTCAAAACCCAAATTACCGAAATACAAAAGCAGCAAGAAACAAAACATGATTGTTTTCACTACTGCTTCTTGTAGAGTAAAACAAGATGGATATATTCATTTTATTAAAAATATTATACAACCAATAAAAACCAATGTAAAGAAAGAAGAACTTAAACAAGTAAGAATTGTGCCGCAAGCAACATGTTATGTTGTGGAAGTGATTTATGAAAGAAAGGAACAAAATCTTGATTTACAGAAAGATAATTTCCTTTCGATTGATTTAGGATTGAACAATCTATGTACATGTACCAACAATGTAAACCAGAAGTTTTTCATTGTAAACGGGAAAGTTGTCAAATCTTTTAATCAATGGTTCAACAAAACAAAAGCAAGACAAATGTCTTTTATGGGAGATAAAGGTACTTCAAAAAGATTAAAGAGGTTAGTTTGTTACCGTAACTTATGGATTAATGACAAGATGCATAAAATCAGCAAGTTTATCATTGATTTTTGCAAGAAAAACGATATAGGTACGATAGTAATAGGTCTTAATAAGAATTGGAAGAACAATATCAATCTTGGAAAGAAGAACAATCAGAATTTTGTTGAAATTCCTTTTTCAAGTCTTGTTGACAAAATCTCCTACAAGGCAAAGTTAGTCGGCATTGATGTAAAGATAACGGAAGAAAGTTATACATCCAAAGTAGACCATTTTGCTTTTGAAACTCTCGAAAAACATGATATTTACCTTGGAAACAGAAAGAAACGCGGATTGTTCCAATTATCTGTAAATCAACTGATTAATGCAGATATAAACGGTTCAATAGGAATAGCAAGAAAAGTATTCGGTGATTCTGCCGTACGGCAGATAATCGGTAGTGGGTTGGCGTTTAACCCTATCAGAGTAAATATTTTGTGATATAAATACGAATTTGATGAATAAACTTAAAAATTTTAATAACGTGACCGGGAAGATGATAATAAGTACGGATTGGCATTTGAAGCCTTCCAATATTGAAGAGATAATGGAATTACAAAAGCAAGAATTAAATGTAGCGGAAGATAACGGTATAACCAGCCATGTGTGGCTTGGCGATATATTCGATTCCCGTATATCACAGAGACAGGATGTTCTGAATGCTTTTTCTTCTATTCTTGACATGTACGCGAGGATGGAACACACGGTATATTGCATTCCAGGAAATCACGATAAGAACGATTATAGTTCGGACAGGTCGTTTTTGGATGTGTTTAAATACCATAAAGGGTTCAAGTTAATAACTGACCTAGACGCTTTCGAGATAGGCGGTGTAATATGTTATTTTATGCCGTTTTTCGACAATTCGATATGGTTAAAAGGAATGTCGGATGTATTGAAAGAAAAGAATCATGAGACACATGTACTTTTTACACATATCGCATTCCAGGGAAGTAGGAACAATGACGGTAGCGAGGTGGAAAGCGATATAAAACCCTCTTTGTTTAAAAATTTCGGCATGGTGTTTTCCGGACATTATCATGATTTCCAGGAGATAGGAAAGAATATTGTACACCTTGGAAGCATCACGCAGAACAATTTCGGGGAAGACGATAAAAAGGGGTTCTGGTTATTGGATGATGATTTGACCTATGCGTTTATCCCGTCAAAAGGGAAACGATACAAGAAGGTTACCGTGAACCTGGAAAATACGACGTTCAAGCAAGCCGACAAGATTGTAAAGGATTTTCAAAAGAAGAACAAGAGGGATTTTGTGCGCGTGGAATTTGTCGGAACCAAAGATGCAATTTCCTCTATTGACAAAGAGGAGTACAGAAAGCTTGGTGTAGATGTCAAGGTCAAATCCGTAGAACTGGAAACGGAAGAGGTGGAGACAGCAGAAGAAATCAAAGCTTTGTCCGGTTCCGATATTGCGGACAAGTTCAAGGAGTTTTGCAAACAAAATGATTACTCCTATAATGAAGGAATGGAAATATTGAAGGAGGTGTTATAATGGGTCTTGAAGAATTATTTGGAAGAATAGAGAAGCGTTTCGGAAAGGAAGCGGTAGTAGGAAATGAAGTAAAGGTAGACACCGTGTCTTCCGGCAGCATGGCATTTGACGAGATATTAGGAGGAGGTTTTGCGCTTGGAAGAATACACGAAATATACGGCGGATTTTCCAGTGGCAAAAGCTCCGCGGCATTGCATCTAAGCGCGTCCGTACAAAAAACGCTTGGAAAAGCGGTGGGGTATGTAGATACGGAACAAGCACTTGACTTGGAGTATGCAAAAGCGCTTGGAGTTGATTTAAGTCGGGACAAGTGGATAATGTCACAGCCGGACAGTGCGGAGCAAGCGCTTGAAATCGCGCGCGAGATGCTGGAAGCACCGGAAATCGGATTGGTGGTATTGGATTCTGTTGCCGGGCTGGTGCCAGAAGCTGTTTTGCAGGGCGAGGCAGGAGATGCAAAAATAGCGCTTGTAGCGCGCCTTATGTCACAGCAGCTAAGCATTTTAAAAAATGTATGCAAAAAGAATAACAACATACTCCTATGTATCAATCAGACAAGGCAGAAAATCGGGGGTATGGGATTTGGGCCAACAACAACCACACCAGGAGGAGAAGCTCTTAAGTTCTATGCCACACAGAGAGCTGAATTTGCCCGTATAGGTACGGAAAAGACGGACGGGATAGCAACAGCCAACAAGACCCAGATTAAAATTGTAAAAAACAAGATTGCGCCCCCTTTTCGTGTATGCCAGGTAATGTTAGAGTACGGTGTAGGTTTTGATACGGTACAGGAGCTTATAGATATGTCTATAAGAGAGGGAATTTGCTTTAAAAAGGGTGCTTGGTTCTATTATGGAGAAACCCGGTTGGGGCAGGGAATGGATAACGCCAAGAAAGCGCTATCTGATAAGGATTTGTTTAATGAAATTAAAAATAAATTGACAGATAAATTATGTACCCCGAAAGATTGATATTAAGAAATTTTTTGTCATTTGAAGAACTTGATTACACCTTTACAAAAGAAACTTTGGGAGTGACTGGGGAGAACCGGACAGAGGAAGACCAGCTAACGAACGGGGTGGGCAAATCTACAATCGCACAAGGCTTGTTCTATGCGATATATGGCGTTAATCTAAGAGGAAAAGAAGACAAGAAACTGATACGTAAAGGTACGAAAGAAGCCTATACTAAGGTTGAAATATTTTGTCAAAAACGGAAAGAAACACTGATAATTGAGCGTACAATTCCGTTGAAAAGTTCTTCCAAAGTATTGTTAACCCTAAAGAAAGATGATGTAGAGACGCCCGTAACGGTAGCTACTGTATTGGATGCGAATAAATATGTGATTAACTGGATTGAGATTACACCGGAAGATGCTAAGTCCTATTATATCGTAACTAAGGGTAATTATTCGTCTTTTTTCCGTTCTTCTAATACCGAAAAACTTGCTTTGATAAGCCGCTTTGTCAATTTTTCCAATATTGACAAGACAAAAGGTGTGATTTCCGAAAAGGTCGGAATATTGGAACAAGAATTGCACAAAGAAGAATGCTTGAAAAGCGTTGCGGAAGGCAAGAAACAAGCCTATGAAGAACAGATACAGCAAGTGTTGAACGAAGACCCGGAAGAAAAGAAAAAGGGTATTATAGGTGAGATTCAGTCAGAAATATATTCTTTACAAATTCTTAATGAAGACCTTGTAAAGACGCGTATTCCCAAAGCGGAAAAGAATATCGAAGGTGTAGACAAGGATATTGAAGGACTTGTAAAACTGAAAGAAGAAGTAAACAAGGAGCTTGAAAACTTCGATATGGATGTTTACAAGGACACTTATAAGGAGATAGACACGGAAATAGCCGGATTGAAGAAAGACAAGTCGAACAAGGAAGAAAGGCGTAAAGATTACGCATTGAAATTAGCTGATTATGAGAAGAAATTACAGAAGGTCGAAGTATTGCTTTCTGGCGTCATTGTGTGCCCTAACTGCAATCATAAGTTTTTTATGGATGCTGACAAGGATTTTGAAGAACTGGAGGCTGACAAAGAGGCTTATAAAACAGCCATTAATAAGAATACAGTAAAGAAAAACGAATATGAGACTTCTATAAACGAACTGGAAGACCTTATCTCCCAATACCAGGATGTACGGAAGGAAACGGAAGAGGAAGAACGTAAATTGCGTGTACGTCGTGGAAAGGTGGTTGACAAGATAATGGAGGTTGAAGACCGTATAAGGGAATTTGAACGTGAAAAGAAGGGATATGAAAACTCCATTGTAAAGATGCGTTCAGAGGTTGAAACAAACCGTTCCCTTATTGAATCAAAGACTGGGTATATAGAGGAGCTAAAAAAGCAGAAAGCGGAAAGACCCTCTATCAAAGACCAGGAAAAGGCGGTAGAAAAACTTTCCAAGGATATAGAGGAAGGCAATAAAAGAATTCTTGACATAAAGAACGGTATTTTCAAGGTACAGCAGTGGGACAGCCGATTTAAGGATTTCAAGATGTACCTGGCTATGGAGCAGATAAAGAATATTCAGAGCGCAGCCAATGACGTACTTAAGAAAATGAAAAGTGATTTACGTCTGATGATTGAAGGCTTTAAACGGAACGCAAACGGAACATTGAAAGAGGAGATAACCCCCTATGTTTTCCGTGACGAAATGGAAAGTTTTTTCTTTTATTCGGGTGGTGAGCAGGCACGTGTAGAAGTAGCCCTTATCATTGCGATACAAAGCATGATTAACGCTACAAAACAATACGGGGGTATGGACTTTTTGTTACTGGATGAAGTGTTGGAAAGCAGCGATTCTTTGGGTATAGAAAATATAATATCCTCTACGGAATTTCTGAAACAGTCAATACTGATTGTTACCCATGTGCCAAAACTCAATGACGAGATAAAACAACTTAAAGTAATAAAAGAAAACGGAATTTCAAGATTGGAGGTGTAGAATGAAAGTATTTATGGGATTTGACCCTGGAACAAAGGGGTTTGTGTCAATGATTGCGGAAGACGGGTCTTTTATCAAGGCAGAACCTATCTTTAGGGATATCAAGGTAGTGGATATGATAGAGACAGCAAACAGACTTCTTGCTTTTGTCGAAGGGTATGAAGTCCGGCACGTTGTAATAGAGGATGTGCACGCATTATACGGTTCTTCGGCAAAAGGAACGTTTACGTTCGGATATAATTCGTGCGTGCCGGAATTTTTCTGTGCCATTGCTGGATTACCCTACACGAAGATACCGCCTAAAAAATGGCAGTCGGACATGCACAAGGGTATAAAGATGGTAACAAAAAATGACGGAACCAAGACAGTAAAGGATGTAAAGAAAATGAGTATCGTGGCTGCACACCGCATTTTTCCGGATGTGAGTCTAAAACGCTCCAGCAGAAGCCTAAAGGACGATGATAACTTTGCCGATTCTTTATTGATGGCAGAATATGGACGTAGACATTTTAAATAACAATGGTATGGAAGAATATATAAGAAAAAGTTTTATAACGCCTAATGCAGCAATAAAGGTTGCTTGTTTTAAGGCAGGAATGACAGAAGAAGATTATTATAATACATTGGGAGAATGCCGAATGTATGGTGATGATAAGGAAAAGAACGAAGAGTATCAAAGGGAATTGTGCCGGAAGATATTCAGACCGACACCGGAAGAAGAGGAGGAAGATATCAACAGATGGAAAGAAGACGGTGCAAAAGTTATGAGCTTTGAAGATTGTGTAACCTTGGTATTGGAAGGATTGCCAGTTAAAAACAAAGAAAGATGATATACTGGAAATGTGAAAACAAGGAATGTACGGAATTCGGGAAGGAAATTATAGAGACACGCCCGATGTTCAAATATACTGATAAGGGAACCGTACCTATTAATATACCTTACTGCAAGGTATGCGGAAAACAGATGGGGTATCGTGAGGAATTGCCGGAAAGCGAAGGTAATATAAACGTGGCGTTCGCTTCTTTTGGCTCCCAGTCCAACGAAAACAAAGCCTCTATTCTCAAAGATAGATACAAGAAAGGTCTTGAAAAAGACGGTATTAGCGAGATTATAAAGGCTAAAAGGGATAAAATGACTAAGGACTTTTTCGGTGGGTGATATGTTAATCTTATGTTAAAAGCACATACGCAGTTGCTTATGTCATAACATAATCTTATCTTTGTGGTGTGATAAGGAAAACGATAAGTCAAACAACAAAAAGATAAGGTTATGAAATCACTTGAAGAACTTAAGAATAGCATTTACGAGAAGATAAACGAAATTAGAAATTTTAGCAACGATGATTCAAAGTTGTTTAATGAAGAAGGCGGTTACAATTACGAAGAATTGAGCGCCTTTCTCGAAAGAAACAAGAAAAAGAACTATATGAAAGCCGCTTGCATGAGGATGATTAAAAATTATCTCGATAGGTTGTATGACGGATGGAAATTCTACGAGAAAGACTATTTGGTTTATGTGAATGACTTTAAAAGATTTGGATAATGAATGAATTAGTAGAAAATATTTGGACGCTTGTAGCTCTCACGGGCTACAAGTTTATAACAGTGAATTTTTTAGGAACATACAAAGTGTTTCTGGTGGAAAATTTTGCTACGAAGACAAGGGATAACCCTTTTAATGAGGTACGCGGTGCGGTGGATATAACCGAGGATGTTAGACACCTTACTTTCCAGTTGTCTGAATTGAACCCTATCGGAATAGATACCCGGTTGCAGGGAAGACCGAGAAAGGATTTTAAGTTCGGAAATGACGATTACATTTATTTTATTGCTAACAAGAAAAACGAATTTTAACTATGGTAAAATCAAATGTAGACCCTAAAGTATTGGAGGGCAAGATAAGGGAATATAACAACGCTTATCGTAGAGGAGAGCCGGAAATAACAGATGCGGAATTTGACGCGCTGGTAGAACAACTGCATGCAGTCAACCCTAATGCGGACTGGTTCAAAAAAGGGGTTAATGACGAGGTTTCGGGAAGAAAAGAAAAACTTCCTATTCCGATGTACAGCCTGGAAAAGGTAAAGACTTATGACGAGATTGTAAGGTGGATAAAATCGTGTGGACTGAAAGACGAGGATAGACTGATTATCACTCCTAAATTTGACGGTATTTCTTTATGTGTGGATGAATACAATAAGAAGGCGTGGACCCGTGGAGATGGTGAGGTAGGTCAAAATTGCACTTCTCATTTTTCGCAGATGATTAACCATGATTTCAAGGATGTGAAAAGAACGGAAGGATGTTATACATTTGGAGAAGCCATTTTCCGTAATTCCACATTCTTGACGTTAAAGAAAAAGACAAGTTATAAGTCTGCAAGAAACGCGGTTGCTGGTATCATCAATTCACCTACTGTGTCTGTTAATGTAGGTAATATCCAGTATATAAGATATGGGTATTCCAACGAGGATTGGGACAAGGTAAGTATGCTCGCCTATTTGAATGATAATTCGGCAGTAAAGGTTCGTTATGTGGAAACGTTTGTAGAATCAATCATACATAGCGAAAAGATGTTTACAGATTACATGAACCGTATCTTTGAAAACATAACGGACGATTATAAATGCGACGGTCTTGTTATCGACGTGGACAGTGCAGAAATACGGAAAGAACTTGGAAGATTACCAAACGGTAATCCACGTTATGCGATTGCCTATAAGAACCCGGACTGGTCGGAAAGAGAGGAAACGAAAGTAGAAAATGTAAGATGGCAGATTTCCAAGGATGGCAGATTATCCCCGGTAATTGACATTATGCCCGTTGATTTGTGCGGTGCTACGGTTTCCAAATGTACAGCATATAATGCCCGTTATGTAAGAGACAACCATATAATGCCAGGTGCCAATGTCATTATATGCCGCTCCGGTGACGTGATACCGAAACACTTGTGTACGGTGTCCTATCCTACGGTAAAAGATTGTTTGCCCGATAAATGCCCCGTTTGTGGAAAACCTTTGGAAATGGATAAAAACGGTGTGGACTTGATTTGTTCCAACAAAAATTGTGACGGTATAATGCTTGCCAAATGTGTATATTTCTTTACAACTTTGGGATTTGAAGAGTTCGGAGAACCGACAATAAAGAAGCTGTTTAATGCTGGATACAAGACACCGGACAGTATTCTTCTATTATCAGAAGAAGACCTTAAGAAAGTCGAAGGTATCGGAAATGTAGCAGCAAAAGTGCTTTCAAGACAGTTTGAGGAGTTGAAAAAGAAAGGTACGAACTTTGCAAAATTATTGACAGCCTATAATTTATTTGGAGGTGTAATAGCCGAAAAGACATGCCAAAAAATTCTTGACGGATTGAAGCTATATAATTGTGAAGATGTAGCCGTTTTTGCAAAAGAATGTGATGAAAGTTGGGCGGCTGACATTGAAGATAAGATTGAAGGTGTTGGATTTAATACGGCTTTGGCATTTATTTATGGTATCATTGACTGGTGGGCAAATGACGATGATTCTGCACACATTCCTATTACCTATTACGGACTGGAAGAAAAGTCTTTTGATGGTCAAATGACGGTTGTATTTACCGGATTTCGTTCACCGGACACGGAAAAGAAATTGACAGAAAAAGGACATAAAATAGGTTCTTCTGTAAGCAAGAAAACAACTTGTTTGGTAGTCAAGGAAAAAGGATTGGGAACCATCAAGGAAAAGAAAGCGGAACAATACGGAATACCCGTTTTCACGTTTGAGGAATTTAAGGAAAAATTCAACATTTGATTGAGTTTCTTTTGTTTGTTTGACATAGTGGGAGAGGCTGGTTTGAGAAAATAAGCCTCTTATTTTTGTAAATTTTTTAGAAATGAGATATTGGTATAGAGATAAAGACTACGTTTATATTGGCTTTAATTATAATGCCAATTTTGTAAATAAAATGAAACGTGATTTTGGAGCCAAATATAACCCGGCTTTGAAAGAATGGTATTTTGAACCGTCTTTAGAAAAATCTCAACTGTTAAAATATTTCCTGGAAGGTAACGGATTCAAGAACGAAAAACCGGAAAGGCAGATAGAAATACCTCTAAAGGAAATCAAGCCACTTGTAAACGAAAAGGAATTGAGAGAAATGTTTGATTATCTGGGATTGCCCCTGCATCTAAGGGATTATCAGATAGAAGGTGTGTCTTATATGGTAAATCATGGCAATTGCCTTAACGGTTGCGGTCCTGGTGTAGGCAAGACGAGGCAGTCTATAGCGCTGGCAGAATTGCTTAATCTATTCCCCTGCATTGTGGTTTGCCCAGCAACAGTAAAACAAAGCTGGGTCAATGAATGGAAGCTTTGCAACCCTAACAGAACGGTCCATATTATTGATTCGAAGGACGAGACAAACACGGACTGGAAAGCGGATGTGACGGTAATAAATTATGACTATATTTTCAAACGCAGTGCAAAGGAAGAAGGAAAGAAAGAGGTAAAACTTCGTTACAGCCGTTCACTTACCAAGAAATGGGGATTGGCAGTAATTGATGAAATACACCTATGCAAGAATCCGAAATCTATACGCTCTAAATGTGTGCAGAAAATCGTGGAGAATGCAGAAAAAACAATAGGATTAAGCGGTACGGCAATTATGAACAGGCCCCAGGAGCTTATCAATATATTGCGGATTCTTGGAAGGTTCAAAGAGATATTCCCGGATTCGTTATATTATCTCTATAGGTATTGCGCAGCAAAGAAAACACGGTTCGGACTTGTGTGTACCGGGGCTTCGTGTACGATGGAGCTAAATAAAATAATAAGACATTATTGTTATTTCCGGAAGGAATTGCGAGACGTGGTGAACGAATTGCCGCCTATAATCAAACAGACAGTGAATGTACCGATAACCAATAAAAAGGAATATAGGAAAGCAGAAAAGGATTTTATCGAATGGCTGGCTAATATTGATATAGAGGCGGCAGAACGTGCCATACGTGCGGAGCAGCTTGTGAGATTATCCGGATTGAAGAAATTATCCATAAACGGAAAGATAAAGTTTATTGTCCAATTTCTGAAAGAGTGGAGCGAGGCGAACGAGGACGAAAAAATGATAGTGTTCGGCATCACGACCGATATACTGGAAAGGCTTGGAAAGGAGTTCAAGAACAGTGAGGTAGTGACCGGGAAATACAGCACGGAAGAGAAGATGCGAAAGGTTGAAACATGGAAGAAAGAAAAGACCTTCCTATTTGCAAATATTGCATCTTTATCTACTGGTATAGACGGATTGCAGAAGTATTGTTACAATATGGCATTTATCGAATTGCCGCAACGCCCGGCAGAACTGGAACAGGCAACCGGAAGAATTGACCGTATGGGACAGACGCAGACGATGAATGTCTATTTTCTTTTGTCCAATGATACAATAGATGTACAGATACGCGAATTGCTGGACGGAAAGATAAAGGTAACGGATGCAGTCAACAAGGGTATTGATGTACAGATAAGCCGGGACGATTCGACTGATATTGCATTGATAAAGAAATTGAAAGAATGGAAAGAAAAGAAATAACAATATTTACCGACGGAAGCTGCGAGTGGAAGTCACGTCTTGGCGGTTGCGGTGTGTATATCCAGGAAGAAGGAAAAGAATACTTTATTTCCAAGGGCTACAGTGACACCACCATAAGCAGATGCGAATTAAGAGCGATATTGCATGCAGTGCAGAGTATAAAAAAGGAGGTACCTCTAAAGGTTACGATATGGAGCGACAGCCAGTATGCGGTTAGCTGTATGACAGACCCGGAATTAAGACCAGTGGCAAACAAGGATATTATAGAAAAAATAAAACAAGAACTATGCGAGCGTAGACGGATGGTCGTACGGTTTATGAAAGTCCGAGGGCATGAAAAGGATGTAAACAACCCTATAATATACGGAAATCATGTGGCCGACATGCTGGCAGATTACAAGAATTTTGAAGATTACGAACTTGATAAAATGATAGGGTAACTATATAGAACTTTGCACTAAAAATTATATAAATAAATAGGAAATTTAAAATATTCTATTTATATTTGCGATATGTATTTAACGGAGCAACATATAATAACAGTCAATGACAAGAGGTACAAGGATTTAGACCGGATTTGTTTCTTATCTAAGAACTTGTATAACGCGGCTTTGTATATCATAAAGCAAGAATTTCTTGTTTCCGGGAAATGGATAAGGTCTGTGGAGCTTAACAAAAAGATGGTTGCAGAAAACAACGTTGATTTTAGGGCTTTGAGTGGTTCCTCTTCCCAACAAATTTTAATGGCTTTGGATAGAAATCTGAAATCTTATTTTTCAGCCATTAAAGCATGGAAAAGGGATAACAAGAAATTTACTGGATGTCCTAAATTCCCGAAATACAAGCATAAAACAAAAGGAAGAAATATATTTTCTTATTCTTATGCACAATTTAAGCATAGAGGAGAATATATTTACTTTCCAAAGAAAGAAGGTTTGCAACCATTGAAAACCAGATGTAAGGAAGGAACGGTTAAGCAAGTCAGATTTGTTCCGAAATCAGACTGTTATGTAATAGAATTGGTGTATGAATCAGAAGTAAAGGAACAGTTACCGGATAACAATAGATATATGTCTATTGATTTGGGGGTTAATAATCTTGCTTCTATTGTAATGAATACGAGTAATAAGGCTGTTTTGGTGGATGGAAAGAAACTGAAGTCTATCAATCAGTATTATAACAAGAAAAAAGCTAAAATTCAATCACAATTAAAGAAAACAAATGGAAAGGAAAATTCGAGATGGTTAATGAACCTTACAAGAAAAAGAAATAATAAGGTCAAGGATTATTTGCATAAGGCAAGCAAGGAAATTGTAGGCATGTGCCTGGAAGACAACATAACGACATTGATAGTGGGACATAATGACGGATGGAAACAGGAAGTGAATATGAGTAAAAGAAACAATCAGAATTTTGTTTCAATTCCGTTTGAGACGTTCATATCAATGTTAAGGTATAAATCTGAAAGACAAGGACTAAGATTTGTTGAAATAAACGAATCTCACACGTCGAAATGCAGTTCTTTAGATTTAGAGGAGATAAAACATCATGATAGTTATGTTGGAAAGAGAGTAAAAAGAGGTCTTTTCAGAACAAAGAACGGGATTTTACTCAATGCAGATATAAACGGAGCCTACAACATTATGAGAAAAGTAAAAGGGGATGCAGCAATGCCACCCTATAGAGGGTTTGGGTATAACCCAGTTAAGAAATTTATTAACAAATAGATACAAGTGTAAACTTGTATATAATTACCAATGATAGAATTATGAATGAAGATTTTGTTTTGGCTAAAGAAGAGAAAGTTAACAAATTGTTTAAAGTTTTGAACGTATTAAAGAACAGTTTGCAGTGTAAACGTATGGTTGTTGGTGGAAGCATGGCAATGTATGTACACGGATTTTGTGTGGAACCGCACGACCTGGATATAGAAATAGAAGGGATAAGCGACGATTCTTTGCGCGTTTTAAATACATTTGAACGTATTATGGCAATGATAAACAAGGACATGAAAAGTGGTATCCTTTCCGAATATGTAGAAACAAGTCCTCTATATCGTATAAAGATAGAGGATGTGGATGTGGATATATGGGTGGTAAATAAGATAAGTTATAACAGGATTGTTTACTACAATAATGCAGAATTCGGTGATGTTATTAGCGTAATTAAAAAGAAAATGGACATGAAGCGCGAAAAAGATTATAAATCATTGGTCGATTACATCTATCAACTAACATTCTTTTCAAGATGAAATGGAGTGACAGACAATTAGCCATTTTCGACGCATACGAGAACACCCGGAAAAATATTGCCATAGAAGCGACGGCAGGCAGCAGCAAGACAACTTGTATAGTGGAGTGTTGCAGAAGGACACCGCCTAATAAAAAGGTTCTGTTTATGGCATTCAACAAAAGTATTGCAGAAGAATTGAGGGAACGTTTACCGTCCCATATAGATGTAAATACTTTTCATTCTAAGGGTTTGCGCGTATTGCTTTCCAATTTCCGTATAAAGCCGAAAATAAACGACAACAAATGCTTTGTTATCGGGAAGAAAATTTTGGACACAAAGGATATGGACGTGAAGCAGCAGATTCGATACCTATTCGAGATACAGATAATATGGAATTATATAAGAGTAAACCTTATTACGGATTACGAAAAGGAAATACCGGGTATCTGTATCGAGAAAAATATCGAATTCCAGGACCGTATGGTAGGAGACATGGAAAAGATACGGAATGCCTGGCACAAGGAAATGAAGAAGATAAATTCAGTAAAAGAAATTAACATTGATTTTACGGATATGCTTTATTTCCCTTACCAATTACTTGACAGTGAGGATTTTCCTAAATATGATATTGTTACCTTGGATGAACAACAAGATGCGAATACTTTACAAAAAGAGCTTGCTTTACGTTATATAAAGAAAAGCGGTCGGTTTGTAGTTGTCGGTGATTCCCGGCAATGTATATACGGTTTCCAGGGAAGTTCTTTAGAAGTTTTCAAGTCTTTGCAATCTTATCCCAACACCATAGTATTACCGTTGGATATTACATATAGATGCGGTAAAAACATAGTAGAGGAAGCAAGAAAAGTTTTTAACAATGGTATTGTTGCCGCGCCTAATGCAATAGATGGTATTGTAAGAAAAGGAGAATTTGACGAAGCGGAAAACGGGGATTTTATTCTATGCCGGAACAACCTGCCTTTGGCAACGGTCTTCCTCTATTTATTGGAAATGGGAAAGAAAGCGACAATCAAAGGCAAGGATTACGGGGATGCGCTTGTGGCATTGGTAGACAAGATAAAGCATATAGAGGACCTGGACGCGATGTGTGAAAGGAAAATTTCAGAACTGAAAGAACGCGGTCTTACTGATATCCAGGCAAAGAATAACCCTTCCTATGTGGCTTTCCTGGAAAAGTGTACCATATTGAAAATGCTTTACAAGAATTGGGGTAATATGAAGAAGTTGGAAGATAATATCAAAGAGATATACAAGGACGATACAGAGGGTATTGTGTTATCCACTATCCATAAGTCTAAAGGGCTGGAGGCAGACCGTGTTTTCTTACTTAACAGAAATTTGATTCCAAGCAAATACGCCAACACGGAAGAAGCATTATATAATGAAAAATGTTTATTGTTTGTGGCTATAACCAGGGCAAGAAAGGAGCTTGTGTATTGCAATGTTTGACGACGAACCTAAGAAAACCGTATATACGGAAATAGACCGCGAATTTAAGTGGATGAAACCGGGCACGGAGTTTTCCCGGATTGAATTTATCACAAAGATAAAGGATTTCCACCCCGGTTCCGTTAGAAGTGGAATAGACCACTTCCTATTAAAGAAAATGAGTAAAGGAGAAGTAAAAAGAATTGATAAAGGTAAATATATAAAGTTATGAAAAAACCGAAAATGTATATTCCCGTACTGGAACCGGGAAAGAGTGTATCACTTGTATGTGCCAACAAGGTAGCAGGACTGGAAGAACACCTGCCAACCCAGGAAATGCTGAATATCCATATGGAGCAGCAGAAAATCATGATACAGAAGGATAAGGATTACAAGGTACACCCCTTATATCTTTTCGTAGAAAAGGAAGAATTTAATGATTTGATACGAAGAATAAGGGGAAAGAACAGGAACGCGGAAACGGCTTGTATTCCGCTTGTATGCCAATATCCAGCTGTGCCTATATGCGTGCTTTGTCCTAAACAGGAAGAGGAGGCGAAAGAATGATATTCGAGTGCACGTTTACCTATATGGCACCCGACCCGAATTCAACAAGCGGTAATTATAAAAAGTTTGTCGATGTCATAGCAGTACAGGCAGAAAACTACATGGATGCCGAAACAATGGCAACCGGATACGGGATGTTTAATATAGATGCGGACTTTGCCATATCTCCTATTAAGGAGGTGATTGTGGATTCAGTGAAGCGTAATGAGGAACACGGGGGAAGATGGTACAAGTGTACGGGCGTATACAGTGAGGCAACCGTTTCCGGAAAGATAAGGCAATACAAGATGATTGTATTGCAACAGCACGAGGACTTTGTGAAAGCCTCTACTAAAGCGCTGGAATACATGCAGGATTGTGTAGGTGAATGCAGGTTGACAAAGGTAGAGGAAACTCCTATAATCGAATATGTGGAGAAAGAATAATATGTTAAAACAGTGTTAAAAGGACATACGCAGTTGCTTATGTGATAATACAATATTATTTTTGTGCAGAACTTAAAAACAAGGTATTATGATACAGATAACCAACCCTAAAGGAGAAACCCGGGTACACACGGAAGAAAGTTATGAGAAGCTTCTGTGGCAATTCGCGGAATCAAAGATGATGGACATGTGGTGCCAGAAACACCATCTTATCCCTATCTATACACACCAGGGAGAACCAATACTCAACAAGATGGTGGTAGAGGCATTTCTGGAAGCGTTTAACTATAAAATAGACAAGAATTATGAAAACTAAAAAGTTCGGAGTAGGCGACAAAGTGAAGATACTCCATTGCTCTAACATGATGCTAATAGGACAGATTACAGAAGTAGCAAGTATATGCGGAACGGAAGGAAACCGCTATTATCATTTAAAGATAGACGGTGAACAGCGCGCGTTCATACCTCAAAATTTGGAACTTGTAGAAAAATGTAAGGAGGGTAAATAATGACCTACACAGAAGAAAGAACCTACTGGCTGGAGTGCATGATAAAGGCAAGTAGATACGGACTTGAACTGGAAGTAGCTGTTACAGCGCTTGAATACCTAAAGGAAGACCCGAAGCTAAGCATAAACCAATGCCTGGAAATGGCGCTAAAGGACTGGGATATATGATACAGAAAATAATCGCTTACCTCTATCAAAAGAAGGTTACGAAGACTTATAACGATAGCAACGACGGGTTTATATGTAATTTCGTCCTGGAATACAAAGACAAGGAAGACTTTGTACATAAGATGGCGTGTTATGCGGTCAACTTTGAACCCGTCGTTATCGGAAAGGAAAACCGTTACTTGGTAGAAGTAGATGTACATGCGGTTCAGAATGTCAGATACAATAATGACAGGGTATGGATGCCGCAATGCAGGGTTATGAAAATGAATTTATTATTACAGCCGTGGGAATTGACAACGGCAGAAAAGGAAATAGAAAGATATTATGCAGAACAAAGAAAGATTTACAGAACCGGACATGACAGCGAAGCCGGAAGAAATTGTGTGGTTTGAATCAACAATCAGCGAGGACGTGGAACCGGAGGTTTCATTCGTTGAACAGGAAAAGGAAGAAGTTTTAGTTTCGTGTACATGGTATTAAATTAGTGAAATAACTATTGATTATCTCCCTATTAAAGCTTACCTTTGTGGGTAAAACTTCTATATATGGCAAAAAAGATAGAATATACTAAAGAGGACATCTTAAAGGATGCACCCGATTTCGTGCTGATTGCTTCTCCCTACATGCAAGATAAATATGTAGCCTATGAGATGGTAAGAAGGGAGCTTGACGAACACCCGGACCGTTTTATGCAGTATGAGGGGAACGAAGGCTATACCTATGTGATAGACCTTAAGCTTGTCAATATAAAGGGTATCATGGCGAAACGCGGAGCATCCCAGGAAGCAATAAACGACGCTACAGAAATTCGTACAAATGTGATGTTGCCCCTTCTTGCCAAGTTCCACAGGGTAAAGAGTGAGTATTTCCATGCTTTCGACTTGCATAACGACAAAGCAAAGGCGCTTGCCAAGCTGACACCTATGTTACTGGACTTGTTCGGCTCCATGCATAACCCCAAGGATATTATTAAGATTATCCGGAAAAAGGAAGGTTATTCGCTGGGAGAAGAAGATTTAGTAAAATTTTTCAACAACCACAAGTCACTCATAGAGGCAAGGCAAAGCAAGTACGTGATGCGTTCTGACCGCTATAAGGTGGCAACGGAAGCCGGAAGACTGGAAATCATAAATGACTGTATGACAGACTTGCAGCTCAAATATGAAGAGTTCTGGAGCAAAGGAAACGTAGGGAGTGCACTCAATATCCTAAAGGAAATACGCGCTTTGTTGGAAGCCGCACGGAAGGAAGTAAAAGGTAATGAAATTAAACTTACAGTTGACGGGAAAATAGATATAAACGCAACCCTGCATGGTGAAGAGAACATAAGCCGCGTAATGCGAGACATCCCCGTAAACAGTCTAATAGTGGGTATGGTGGCTGCAAAATCGGGAATAAGACCCGAAATACTGATGCACCAGCTTTGCACCTCCTATTACAAGGACTTCAACGGATTTGCAAGCAACCCGGTATTGGGTTCCGAAAAGGTGATGCTTCCTGGAGCACTCATAAAAACGTATGACTGGGGAGAAATAAAGGAAGGAAACAAGAAGTTCGTCGAAGAGATGGCACCCGAAATAGTCGAGGCAGAAATAATCGAGGAACCGCCCAAATCAAAGACAAGAGAACGGCTTCTTAACCGCCTACGACAGATGAAAGGTGTTGAAATCGGAAAGAAATAATTACATTTTGTTTTGACTTTTAGTTAATTTATGATTTTCAAAATTCATGTGGTGTACGGTCTGCGATAGATAGTACACCTATTTTAAACAATTAAAAATCAAATAATTATGGTAAAGATATATGTTGAAGAAGTTATAAAGTGCATGATGGAAAGACTTACAAAAGAATATGGTCTGACCGAACAACAAGCATTAAAAGAAATTGACATTTGTATGGAAAGACTGTATGTGAAATGGATGCAGGAAGAACCGATACCGGAAGAATACAATGATTAATTAACCCTATAATATATAAGAGTATGATAATAGCAATCGCAACAATGAAAATGAATGAGGATGTGACTACGCAGGTGCATGTACCTATAAACGTGGAAATAATGCAGGTTCCTCCTACAGACAAGGAAGTGGAGAAAATAAAGTCAGTCCTGGAAGAAGAAACCGGATATAAATTCGTATCTTTGGATTCGATAACATGTGACATGGACTATGAGATTTAAAATTAAGCGGATAATTTTTGTTCATAAAAAGACTTGTTTAGTTAATAAGTTGACAGCCAGCAGTTTGTGATAAATAGCTGGCTTTTATTATATCCACCTATATGTTAATTATATGTTAAAATCACATACGCACTTGCGTATGTCCAAATAAGGCTTTATATTTGCAATGTCTTCTTAAGGGAGGCAAGAAACAAGAAGTCAAACAAATAAAACCCAAAGATTATGACAAGCCCCAAAGTAAAATTAGAAGGAAAGAAAATCGCAGAAAAGGTGATGGATTTTATAGACATGAATTCATTTGAACCTATCTTCAAAGTGATAAAAGAAAGTGAAGACTACCACGTGTATATCAGAGAGATAATGAGATGTATTCCTACACTCAGAGTAATTCACGAACTGGAAGAACGCGGAGAGCTTTATGAAGCATACAAGGAATATGTAGACTTGAACGGGTCAAACCTCATAAAAGATATGGCAAAGGGAATGACAAACAGAGAAAAGCTCGAACTTGTATCGGAACTGTTCAATATCCCGTACCTGGCAAGCCCGGAAGAATACGGAGAAGCAATAACGAAAGCAGCAAGGGAACAATATTACAGATAATTATTAACCAGTGAGACAAAAAGGGCCACTCAAATATATACGATTATGAAAGAGTATGATAAAGCAATAGTTAACTGCAAGCGAATAGCACGTAACCCATGTGGGCCGGACGAATACGAAGTGACAATTAAGCCTCATGGCGAACCCGAACAAGTGATATATACGCTTGCTGGTCCTTTTGAAAGCGATGAAGCAATTTGTGACAGAATTTATCGCCAATGGTGCCGACCCTCTTGACACAATTCAATACAAATTTTAAGTGCATTGAAAGAAGAGGCGAAAATCAAAGTAACCTCTATCTTTCTGGTTTCCAATATAGATATTTCACAGAACATAAAAATAAAAAGATTATGGAAAAGGAAGAATTTCAAAAAAAGTACGACAACAGCATTATAGTGTATAACAATAATACACAAATTGGCGGAGTGTTCAATATTTGCGATTCAATGGGTTTAACAGCCTCTAAATCAAAGCAAGTCACCGCTATATTGATAGGAGAACAGACAGCAAAAAGCCCATTGTTCCACGTGGAACAATTCTTCAGTGACTTCTATAGGGTGAAAGAAGAGGAGGGAAAGAACCAACCCAAAGAACCGACATTCAAGAAAGGAAACCGGATAATGTACACCATAGAGGACCAGGACGGAAACACCTATGCAGTAAACAGACTATCAGGAAGGGTGTACGAATCAAAGGAGTACAACACCCTATTCATAACAGACGAAGAAGGAATTGTAACCGGGATATACAAGGAGGAATAAAAAGAAAAAACGCCTCTACGATACCCTACAGACCATATTTTATTACTAACCCGTTATACATTTATTGTAGTGGTAATAGGGTATCAATAAAAGGCGAAAAAGCAATGATAAGAAGAACCGGAAAGGGAACACACCCTACACCATAAAAGGAAAAGAAAGGGTTGTTATGTCCGGACCCTATATAAACATGATTATAAACCGTCAACCTATAATTGTTAATTTGCAAAAGAAAGGGAAAGGATATATGGAAAGCCGATATGGCGGCAGGGAATGTTCCTGGTACGGTTCTTGTATCATTGTAAAACGTGGAACAATCAATTAATAACGATATGAAAAGAGAAAAGGAATTCAAGGAGTATTTAAAGAACAAGCGCATAGACCTAACGTCTTGCATAAAGACATACGAGGACTACAATATACGAATTACAGAAGCATTAAACGTTCTGGATGAAGAGCTGGGAATGTCTTACCAGGCATCATCAAACGTGGTAGACGGGAATATAGAAACCCTAATTATCCAGATAATGGACTGGAAGGATAAAACGGAGACAATAGACTATGACACATTCATAGAGAAATACCGGGAATATGACTATGAACCGAAGCATTATATAAAAGACGATAACGGCAATATGGTACGTGTAGAACTTGTAAGCGTCAAGGCAGGAAAGGATATGGTGATAACCTGGAAGGACGTGGAGACCGGGAAAATGTACAATACAATTGAATGACAACCAATTAAAATATAATCGATTATGGAAAGAGACTTAAGAAACAACGTGAAGTTTATCCTATTCTGCACAGAGTGTTTGCAGGCAGGAGTGGTAATGACACCTAAAGAATATGAAGTGGCATTCATGGCAGCAGAAAAGTTTGAAGGATTCGACAACAAGGCATTCGAGAACATGAAGCCGGAACAGTTTGCTCCCCGTATGAATGCTATGTTGCAAGCTATGTCAAAGCGGAAACAAATCATTGAAGGATTGACATTTAATCTACTGACAAAACGTAATTTCGACGAGCTTGCAAACAATGAAAACCTTGTGGAGGAAGTGATGAAAGCAAAGCACGTAGCGGCAGCAATGGCAGACGAGATGCTGGAACCGGACGAGAAACTGGAAAAGGTTGTGACTGACGGACGACGTGTAATCGAGCATTTCATTGACCAGTGGAAGAACGCCCCTAAAGAAGAAGAAAAGAAGGAATATGAGCCGGAAAGTGACGCGGAAATCGTGGAATAATCTTTCCGTATACTTATTATTTTCACAAAAGCCCCGAAATGGGGCTTTATTATCAATTAGTTATGGACAAGTCGAAATTAAAAGAAGCAAATAGATTACATAATAAAATCGAATATTTGAAAGACCAATTAGAGCGAATTTCCAGATTTGAGATGGAAGGGAAGATACAAATAACGAACTCCTACGATTCCTATTTCTATATTGACGAGGATATAGCGAAAACCTATTTCCCGATGATAAAAGAAAGCATGGAGAAGAAATTGGAGGAGTACGAGCGATTATTTTCAGAACTTTAGCTCATTTTTGAGATAAAAACACTATCTTTGTTGACGTGATAGATAACTGGTAGGGTTGTATCACGTTGTATTTAAAGGTTAACAAAGGCGGTAGGGGTTGCAAATCTGTTATGGCTGGGGGTGAAAGCCTGGTTGAATGACTGCAACCCCTATTTTATTATCTAATTCATTTTGTATTATGGAAAGAAAAGAGATTATTGGAAGACTGGGAAAGTATTTCACGCTTCCCGAACTTGTATGCCCCCACGTGTATAACAAGTATTCAGAATCGCAGATATGGAGCTTTTTCACGACCGAAGCACTGGAAACGCTCCTTGTATTGAGGGAGGAAATCCTATGCAAGCCCTTCATTATCAATAACTGGAAGAACGGAGGCAACTATTCCCAGCGTGGTTTACGATGCAATGTGTGCGTTCTATGCAAGGAAAAGACAATGCTTGAAAAGCCGTATATGAGCGGTCACGTTTTTGGTCGCGCTTTTGACATTACGGTTTCCGGAATGGAGGCAGAAGCAGCACGGAAAATCATTATGGACGATTCCGATAAGCTTCCTTATCCTATCAGACTGGAAGACGGTGTTAGCTGGCTGCATGTAGACACTATGGACCTATGCAACGGGCAGAAGGTGACACTATTTAATGCGTAAATATATTTTACTATATACAGAAAGTATTCTCCCTTATAGGGCAATCGATACTACAGTATACTGTAGCCGCGATTTTGCAAATTTCGTATTTTTATCATTTGTAAATTTAAATTGAAATAATTATGTATCCTACTACCCCTATCCTTTAATGGATGAGGAAGAGATAGCAAGTTCCGGTGACTGGAAAAGTGAAGAAGGGGTGATTTGATTGTTTTTGGGGTGCCGGGAATTTCGGGTATTTTGCCCGGTTCCCGGTTTTTCATTTTCTGTATTTTATTGTATGCCGAAAAACAACGCAATTTTCAGAGTTAGGGTTAACTGTCTAATAATCATATACCATTTTCTCCTATTTTTGAAAAATATAATGTCACTGAAAGAAAGATTATGTTAATCTTATGTTAAAATGACATAAGCACTTGCTTATGTCTCAATAACTCCCTATATTTGTAATGTGATAAGGAAACAAGGTCAAACAAATTAAAAGAAATAAGGTTATGAAAGCAGAATTTTACAAGGTGAGAGGTACGGAAATGGAAGAGATGATGAAGAGAGGTAATAACAACGAAATCTCCTCTATGATTTCCAAGAAACAACAAGCACTTGCCGAGGCACTTGAAAATGTGGAGTTCTATAAGTCTATCGGGAATATGGAGTTTGCAGAGAATGAGCAGAACCGCGCAAAACTCCTTCAAAGACAGCTTGAAATGTTGAACAAATAAAAAGATAAGAGTTATGAAGATAATGAACGTTATCAAGGAAGTAAGTTACAAAGGTCACACAATAACAATGTTTGAAGATGGCTTTCACCAAGAATTTGCCATCATAGATGGTGATGAATCAAAGCTGTATGATAGCATTGCGGATGCAAAGAGAGTTGTCAGAGGCGAGCAGCCTCATTACGAAATCAATTAACCCGGTAGCCTTCGGGCTACCAATAGAACAAATAATATGGATATAAAAGAAATATGCTTGCTGATAGCACAGCTAAAGAAGGAGAATGAAACCAATTCCCCGGAAGAAAAGGAATTCAACCTTAAATGGATTGAAATCCTAAAAGAAAGTATAGATAAATCTATAAACAAATCTATAAACAAGTCTATTTTTTGATTACGATTTCGGTTCCAACCATATGTGGGTCAGTGATAAGGAAAGCGGTAAACGTCTTATTCTTGTCGAATTCTAAAATTCTTTATATTATGAAAAAGCAGCTTATAAATTTCTTTCACGGTCGTTTCGGTAATAAAGTATTGAAAGCCAAATATCGTGAATGGTGGGTGCGTTTCTGGTACGGAGTAGGTGCAATCGTTTGCACCTTCCTATTCTTTGGAATGATACAGTTTATGTCCTGGATTTCTGATTTGATTAATTATGTTTTCTAATAAAAAATATTTTACAATTATGAAAAAGGTATTATGTGACAAAGACGGGAAATTTATTTCCATACATGATAGTGATTACTATTTAATGGAGCTTAACGACGGCGATTGTCTGACGCATGAAGACGGTACGATAGTGATATACAAGGAAAGTGAAGAAGACCCGTTGCTGGAAAACATGTACTTCCATGCCTATTATAAAAACGGCAGACTTCATCTTCTTTCAAAAAGAGCTTCTTCCTTTGATTATGTCAGTTGTGGATACAGATTCTCTACAGAAGAAGAAAAGAAGCGTATAAACAACGCTCTTTCTGAAAATGGGTTATACTATGACGAGAAAGAAAAATGCCTTAAAAAGCTTCGTTGGCGTGCTGTAATAGGTAATCATTATTACAGTATCAATTTTGATTCTTTTACAATCTTCCAAGCTACGGAAACGGACGAATCGATAGACAATTCGCGATACAAGAACCTTAACTATTTCCAGACAAAGGAAGAAGCGGAAAAGAAACTGTTTGAGATTAAAGCGGCTCTCAATGATTAAGAAGGAGTGCTACGTGTGGGTCGGACAGATTGCCGAATACCGGGGAATGACATTGCGGAAGGTCCGTCCGGGGAAATATGTTGTCATTTCCCCCGTGTTCCCTGGTTTCGAGACCCGTATATATTGACAAGGGCGAAAATTTGACCGTTCTTTAGTATTAATTATTTGTTTTATTTTTATATATTTGCAGCTATGGTAACAGCGATATTTATATGTCTCGTTTTTCTTACAGTGGTCCTTATCATTCTTCTTTTGTGGTGTATAGGGGCAGTTACGGGAATTCAGAAAAGGATGGACGCTCTTCTTTATGTGGTCTCCTATATAGACCTTATCCAGAGAAAGCGGTTTATCCGGTATCTGGACCAGCTTTCCTGGAAGATGAGTTGTAACGAGAACGAGATGGAAGACAATCAGAAACAGTTCCTATTCCATTTAAGCCAGGAATTGACGAACGAGATAAAAAGGATGGAAGACGATTATAAAGACTTGATATGAGCAAAAAGAATGAATTCACATACGACGGGGGAAGCATGTACATAGATTGGCTTTGTTATTCCAACAAGCTTGTTTTGCTTCGTGATAATAACGGTATAAACGTCGAAGACAGAACATCCGTGGCCCGGGCCTTAAAGTGCAAATCTGGCGATATCCTTTGTCTTGTGCTGGGACAGAACATCAGCTATTTCGGATATAGCAAGCTGATTGAGGATATGGGGGGACGGACAACGGAAAGTATCGTAAAATCCGAGAACCCAGTATTTTCTTTCGTCTACTGGACTGGCAACAAGAAAGCGGCTATCACATCACACACTATTTTCATTCCCTGGAAAGAACTTAAGGAGATTATCAAGGAATGGGACTATCCGACATACTTTCATCCCGACATAGTTTAGAACCTTCTTTCTCTAATTTTATATATTTGTTTGACTGACACCCGGTTACACTCTTCGTGAAAGAATGTTTCCGGGTGTTTTCTTTGGAGTTATATGTTAATTATATGTTAAAAGGACATAAGCAGTTGCGTATGTCTGATTAAGTGCCTATATTTGTAGTGTCTTCTTAAGGGAGGCGGTTAATTAAGTCAAACAAATAAAAAGATAAAAGATTATGGAAGTTTACGTAATTGAAACAATGGGAGGACAAATAGTTAACGGTGAATATAGCAAAGAAATTTGTCCAAAATTCCTTGAATCAGTGGTAAAAGACAATTTCAACAAATTGGGATATTGCCTCTATCAATCAAGCGAATATGAATGTATTATATATCCCAATCAAGAATCAGCCGAACATGCCATTGAATGGGCGCTAAATTAATTGTCAAACAAATAAAATTTTGAAAATCATGACAAATATAGACTTTTTAAAGAACCCCGATTCATTCGAGGTATATGTAACGGTCAAGTTCGGAATATGGAAAGTGGCCGAAATAAAGCGTTTTCCGTCTCCTACAGACATTCTTCATGGTAACATCATAGAATATACCGAAAACAAACACATGTGCTCTGAAAAGGACATAAAAGAGATTGAGGAATTTACTATTAACAATGTCATTATAAAGCTTTTATTACAGAAATGAGAACATTAAGCAAAGAAAACTACCGGGTCGTATATGACCCGGCAAAGGAAGAAAGCATGAGTATGATTGCCGTCTACAAGAAGAACCTGGACGGCACATTATCCCTAATCAATAAGGAGATGGGGAATGAGACGGACGAAGAAAGTATGAAAGAAAAGGCAGTAAAAATTATTAACGAACTAAATAAAAAGGAGGATTAAATTATGAATGCAGGTATCGTATTTTTAACTATCATTATTTTTATCGTTCATCTTATGCTGAGTGCCGAGGTAGGTTCTACGGCAGAAAGGATGAACCGAAGTTTCGGAGTGTGGATGCTTATGGCACTTATCATTTCCCCGTTTATCGCAGCCATCTTTGTTCACTGCCTGGGGACTATTCCGGTTCTCGAAAAGAAGGAGGATTCAGAGAATGAAACCGAGAAGTAACAGGTATATCTACTATTATGACAAGCGGTCTAAAAACAAGCCGTACCGGGTTATAATAGAGGTTGAAAAGAAGAAGTACAATATCGGTTATTTCCGGACCGAGGAAGAAGCGAGAACGGCCCGTGACGAATTCATTAAAAATCATTTTTCCGTCTCCATAAGCTGGCAACGGTTACAGGAAATGAATGTGATTATAGATAAGATTGCCGAACTTTCGGAAATTCTTCTCTCCTATAGGGATATTTCCACAAATGAGGTTATTCGGAAAATCGGGAATATCAAGCAGAACGCGATTTCCATAAAGAAAGTTATTGCATAAATATTCACTCAATTTGTATAATTATTCATTTTTGTTTTGTAGTATGAGAACCTGGGTTTAGCGAAACCCGACAGACTGGGACGTTGTGAAACGTCCCTTTTCTTTTTCTAAATCTTGACAATCGAGTTAATAATACTTGAAGAATGACAAAAAACCATAATCTACCAGTCCTTTTTCTACTGCATTGGCTTCTTGTTCAAACACGATTGCGTGGTAACAATCATGGTTTATTGCCTGGATTCTCTTAATCCATTTCTTTATACCGCCACTGAAACCAGGGTGATACTTGATTAAGGCTCCTATTACACGTACAAGCCATTCCAGGACGTAGTACAGATAGAACGTCAACGGGATAAGGAGAAGTAGCCAGGGGCACGAGAAAACGCCTGCAAGACCGCTAAAAAGCACGGTGCCCGGTATCATTAATGATTTCCACTGGTAGGAGTGGGTTTCTTCATGTTTCAAGAATTCTTCGTCGTAATACTCTTTTGCTTTCTTGCAAAGCAACCAGCAAAAAATTAGAATTGCGGAAAAGGTCGGAATGATAATTTTCGCAATTTTCGATTCATAAATCACTTTCATATTTTTACAATTTTTAAGATTAAACATGTGTAAAGGTAGGCTTTTTCGAGGAAATTTCTGTCAATATTTATTACTATTTATAACTATCTGGAAATCAACGTTTTAAAAAAATTGCAGACAGATAGAAGAAAATTTTCTTTAGAAAATTTTCCATTGTTTTTCTTTATATTTTGAGAATAGGAGGAAGAGGAGAGGAATACTGCAATATAACAATAGGGGGTTTGGGGGAGGAAGGAGGAAGAAGTGAAAAATGGGGAAGGGGGATAAAGTGAGATATGGAAAGTGTTAACGGAAGTAAAAAAGAAAGGGGAGACGAAGCGAAAGAAAGAAGACGAAAACAAGAAGGGATTTTGGGAAAAAGGCGCGCCCGGCAAAAATTTTCTCGAAAAAATTTTGTGGATTGAAAAATAATCCCTATGTTTGCAGTGCTTAAACAAATGGCGGCTCAGTTCTGAAAAGAGCTGGGAACCGCAAAAGAAAAGGGGTTATCTGTAGATTACGCTTTTACAAATACCGCTTTTAAAAATTTCCCCTTTTCTTTTTGTTTTGTAAGCAGGTGTTTGTAGGCGTTAATATCCTTGAGCAAGATATTTGTAAAAATGGAAATTTTGTAAAAGAAGCGTAATCTATAGAAAATGAAAAAAGATACAGAAAATATATTCCATAAGTTGATGTATAGGGAGACAACTATCGCAATGTTTGAGATAACAGGTTTCCTATATCATTTCTTCAAAGACAGAGAAAGAATTAATATAGATTTACTGATTGTTATTTTAAAAAGGGAACTTCCTAAATATGAATGTCTTGTAGATTATTGTTTACATTATTTGTTGGTTAATGGTAGACTTGTTTTTATTTCAAAGAGAAGTGTTTATTGTTATGATTTAGACCATTTTAATTTTTTGCGTTTTTATAATCATGAAGCGTTTGAATGTGTTGTAAGGCCAGTATATGACAAATTGGTAGAATTAAAATTCAAGTTTAATTTTACGGATTTGGTTATATTGGCATTTGTTTCTTTTAAGATAAAAGATTGCAGTGATTTCCCAAAATTTTATAGATATGTTTATGATAATTGTTGTTATATAGCTTGGGTATGTTTGATTGAAAAGAATAAAGTTATAGATTTCATAGAAAGGATTTCAAAGGTTATTTACGGTAAGAAAATATCACCTTTTATTTTGGAGGAGATAATATGATGGAAGAGAAGGTGATTAAGAACATGGTTCAGAGAGTTTGTGCGGTAAATCTTAAAGCTGTCTATTATGCAATAACGCGCATAACAAAACGATACAGAAAGTTTGAAGGTGATTTGTATAATTATGAAGCTTGCTATGAACGTAACTTTACTACAAGGGAGCTTGCAAAGGAGATTGAGAAAGAAACGACCGGATTAAGTTATTATCAGATAAGAACGTGTATAAAGCAATTAAGACTACAAGAATACATTAAATTCCCGGAAAAGGGAGTATGCAGGATTTTAAAGAGTATAGAAGAAAAAGAGGATGAAGGTGTTAAAGAGAGTTTTTATTTACCAGATTATTTTTTGCAGGCAGTAAAGCAAAAGGGTATCGATTGGAAACCATGTGACACCCTTCTATTGCATTATGTGCTTAAAAGGACTAATTTCTATAATCATTGCAGGGAAAAGGCTTTTGATAGTATAAAGAAATGGAACGATATAGAAGACCGGGAAGACGAGATAATGCAATATATGAATATGGATTTTGAAAAGTATTTGGATAAAGGAGGAGACCCGGAAGAATATAAAGATGATGAAATATACAGGACAGTAAAGGAAAGACTTCGTAAGAATGCCCTTCATGCTCTTAATTGGCAGGGGTGTGTTGTTTCCTTTCATGAAGGAATGAGGAAGATTTCCAAGAATACCGGGTTGAGCGATAGAATTATAAGGAACTTTATAAATAAGATTAAAATGTTGTTCGGAGAAATGGCATATCAATTCCCGAACAAACCGATAAGAATGTTGAGATATACCTATAAATGTAAATCTTTTACTATATCTTTGCCGCCTAAAAGTAAATGGAAGGATATCTTTGCTAAAGAATATCAAAAGATTACAGATTCTATAGTTGGAAAGGCTTTTTATTATGTCACAAGAACCTTTATAAAGACAAAGAAAGGGTACGATAATGCTTCAAGCCAAGAAATGAAGGACAAAGTGGCTTTAAAGGAAGGAATATTTATTGATGGAGAAATTATTGATAGAGAAAAAGAGGAAATAAAAAGGGTAAGCTATCCTTATATGGAGAAAGAGTATAAATATTTATCAGAAGACGATAACGAGTGTTATTCTAATGAATACATTACTTACCGCTGTCATGAGGCACCGGAATATGAGGGTTATAATGCTAATGAATTTGAAGCATATAGAGTATGGAAACGGTAAGTGAATACATATACAATGACTATGAGACCGAGGACGTAGAACTGTACGCAGAACAGATGATACGGGAACGCATAGCGCGTGACGAGAAGCGACGCGAACAGATAGAAAAGGCTTTGGCGAAAGCCGAAAGGACCAGGAAACGGGTAGAAAACAGAAGACGGAAGTATATAAAGACAAACCCTATCCGCGCGAAGTACAAATACCAGGTATTGGATAAATATTCAAGTTAAAAGCTTGGTTATTTGACTGATAATGCCTATTTTTACCGTTGTAATTGCAATTTCGTTATAACTTAAAAAGGCATTATTCATGGATAATAATAGAAAAGAAGAGAAAGTGTTCGGACGTGCACAATTTGAACAATTTCTCATTGACAACGACTACGAAGCGTTCACCGCAAAGCAGGTAGCGGCTTTTGCTACTGATGTTTTGAACAAGTCAGAAAACAACGAGATGGACGAGTTCGAGAAAGCATGTGCGGCTGCGGACTGGAAATCACTTGAAACGGTTAAAGTGCTGAATGACATTTACGAGGAAGAACCTATGTTCATAAGACCCTCACAAGTGGAAGTGATACCGGGAAAGGAAGGAATTTTCAAATCAATGTCCGAGAATCGGGACATGCTGCGATACAAGGAAACACCTCTAAACATTTTCAAGGGCATAGCCGGAATGTGCGTATCTGATGATATAGAGAAGGCACGGAAGGGTGAACCTATCGGAACCGTAAAAAGCTGGGGAGGGAAAGAATATGTGAAGACCGCTAACGGATGGGTACGACGCCAGGGAATCAAGACAAAGGAGACCGCGAAGGAGGAGAAGCCGAAAGAAAAGAAAGGCGGTTTTCCTACAGTTGAAAAACTCGTGGCTGCGGCCGCAAAGTCGGGGCACAACCCTAAAGAGGCAGAGAACGTTATCAGAGAACGCTATGACTATCTGAAAAAGAAATATCCGGAAGCCTCACCAAGTAAACTTGTACACATTGCATATACAATTTCCTAAAATTCCGTCGCATATGATTATGGGAAAACTACATAAAATAAGGGAATACGTAATGAGTTTATATTTTCCCGTGTTGTTGAGCATACCTATCTCTTTTTCCAACACGGCATCCTTCATTGAGAAATATGTGTTTCGGGACTGGGAGTTCTTGAAATACCTAATGATTCTTATAGTGATAGATACACTTGTAAGCTGGGTATATCATATCAAGAACAAGGACTTTTCAAGCAATGGATTTTCAATGATTATTACGAAGCTTTTCATTTATTCCGCTATTCTGATTGTTTCGCATGTGATGGGGAACTTTACTGTGGAAGGCGGCAATGTGGAGATATACACATGGTTCCGTGCCGTGGTGTGTAACGCGCTTATAATACGAGAATCAATCTCAATCGTGGAGAACGCGGCAAAGGTAAGCCCTACTTTGGTACCTCAGAGAATAAGGAAATATCTGTCTGATTTCGACGAATTCGGAGACAAGAAACCGGAGACGATAAAGGAAATGAAAGGAGAATGACTATGGCACAAGGCGATTATTTGCCCGGAACCTATTCAAGGGTCGGAACGGAAGAAAACCCGGGCACATACCTTGGAGGAGGTTCGGGCGGTACTTCACAAACAATGCCGCCAAAGGTGAAGGAGGTATGGGTACTGGACAACGATAGATGGAACATGCGCAATTATTGGATTTCCGGAGGGAAGTTCAGTATTCCGGCAGTATGGGTACTTACCAAAGGGGTTTGGGACAACTTCGGCAAATGGATGAAAGACGGAGTTTGGAGAATGGGACAGCTCATTTTCTCTACAGACAATATTTGGCATGATAATTTCGTATGGTATAACGATTTAAAGTTTAAATTTTAGAGATTATGAAAAAAGCAGCTTTTTATCAAATACAGGACGGTGATACCGGGGCACAGGTTGTACAGGGATTGCAAGGCAATTTCGAGGCTTTGCAACAGGAGATAGAGGCAATTCCTTCCTATTCATTGCCTATTAAGATGGACCCTAATAGTGGAATTATCAACAGTGAGGAGGACTATAACAGTATTCTCCCCGAATCCTATCTGACGGAATATCCTTGGCAGGCTGAATATGCAGGCGGTCTTCCTTGGTTATGGATGAACTTCAAAGCAAAGGTATCGGAAGGTACTCAGATTTGCATTAAGCATAACAACAAGTTCTGCGAGTTCACCAACATTCCAGAAACTATCGGCACCGTATCTGTCAACAAGAAGATTTTGACAATGAAGGAGAAGAACGAATATCTGGGTTTCGAGTGTCAGAAGGATTTGGGCGTACAGAAAGTGGACTTGAAAGGCATTTACCAGGTTTACGTACTGGATGCTGACGGTTCCGTGGAACAGGAAATTGTATTTGAATGTAAATAAAAACCATTAAAAAAGAAAAGATTATGAGACTGTATAGATTTTTGGACGAAGACAAGAATATTGATGTGACATTGGTAACGGACGGAAGTTGCGACCAGAAGAAAGTATTCATTACCGAATCACCGCGCGGAATTACCCCTAAAGGAAACGTGACGGACCCGGAAGGCGGTTCAGAGCTTTTGAAGCTTGGTTTCAAATGGAATGTAGGTGAAGCCGTGATGCACGAGGAACTTGTAGCATTTGCAGAAGAAAAGGGTTTGGAATTAATTATCGACCCCCAGGGATTGAATGAAATCGTTGCGGTAACGGCAGAATGGAACGATGCAGATGCGTGTGTAATCACCATTAAAACAAGTGTTCCGGCAAAGAAGGATGTCGACATTTATTTCCCTAATAGCGTGAATCTGAATGAGAGCGCAGAAAGATTCGGTGTAATCAGAGGAGACCGCAAAACCCTCTCTACAAAAGTTATGTCCAGTAAACCTATGGCGTTCACGTTGACTGACCTTGGTCTGGATGCAAAGGAGGATTTGAATGTAGTTGTAATGACCGACAACAATACGTGGCGTGAAGAACTTGTGGCACAAAACGCATAAGGATATGTTACGGTTATTGTTTACAACAGAGGACAATGTTCACCAAATGACCGTCGTAACCGACGGAATCGACGGTCAGATGAAGGTTTTCGTTACAGAAAGCCTTTATGGTGATGTGGAATATTATAAGGGGCTGGGTATCGTGATTGAACCCGGCCACACCTATAATATCGGACAGTTCAAGGAATGGGCGTTTAAGGCGCTTGTTAAGCTTATCTCATATCCGGAAGGATTCGGAGAAGAAGGCGCGGTATTGTCGGACGTGCAGGAAGTTGTGGAATACGTATTGGAGACTAAAGAACCTACACTCAATTTCCCTGCAAAGGGAGGTGATGATATGTGCGTGGTGACGTCTTCAAAGCAGACTTTCAAGAATGGACAACCAGTAGGACATCCAGAAGGTGTCCCGGTAACATTCTCAATATCTGGAACCGGATTCAAGGTTGACGGTGGAGGACAAGTAACGGTTGACGAGAACCCCAACAACACGACAAGAAAAGCGGTAGTGACGGTTAAACAGAATGAAAGCGGAAAGACATTGCAGATTACATGCAACCAGGCTGCATCTACTGTAACCTACGAATATGCGCTTACAGTAGACCCGACAGCGGTAACGTTCGACGGTGCAGGAGGTGAAAAGCTGGTTACTGTGACTTCTACAAGAACAAAAGTTCTGAACGGAGTAAAACAGCAGGCAGAAACTTATCCTACGGATATAGAACTGGCAGGTGTGGGATTCAGCTATGAAGTGAGCGGAAACAACTACAATCTGAAAGCCGAGGAGAATACCGGGACCTCACAGAGAACAGGAAAGGCAACCATTTCACAGGAAGGCGGAAAGACCGTACAGATGAACTTGACACAGAATGCGGCTACGGTGACGTATGACTATGCACTTACAGCCAACTCACAGACCATACAGTTTGTAGCGCTTGGAGAAACGAAGAGTTTACAAGTTGTTTCAACAAGACAGAAAAAAGTTAACGGTAAACCGTCTGGTGATGTCGAGAAGGTAGATACGACTGCACAAATTACCGGAACCGGATTTAGCGAGACTTCATCAGAAACCACCAATGGAGAGAATTATAGCATAGTGGCAGCAGAGAACAAGACAGAAACAGCTAATAACGGTTCTATTACCATTACACAGACTGGAAGTAACAAGACGGTAAAGGTTACGTTAACACAGCTTGCAGCGACAGTTACCTATGAATATACATTGACTACAGACCCGACAACACTTTCATTTGAAGCAGCAGGAGAAACAAAGATATTCGGTGTTTCAAGCAAGAAGCAGAAGAAAGTGAATGGGAAGAATGACGGTTCACCTATGACGGTTGACTACACTACTGTAGTGAGTGGTACGGGATTTACCAAGGGTTCTACTGAATATTCTGTAGTGGCGGATGCAAATACTGGCGCACAGCGTACCGGAACGGCAGTTGTTACGGCAGTAGAAGGAGGAAAGAAAGCGACGGTAAACCTTACACAATTGGCTGGAGAATAAAAATTGTTTACAATGGGAAAGAGAAAAGGAAAGATAATACAAAAAGCGGAAAAGCCAGATTTGATTGCAAGTCTTTCGAGTTTGTCCATTGAAGAGATAGACAGGCTGCAAAAGGCCGCTCCTATGGCATTCCAAAGCAAATTGCAGGCTGCGTTAAACTCAAACGATGCAGGGGAGATAATGAAGGCTAATTTGTATCTGGGAGAAATCAATAGACAGCCTACAAAAATTCAGTCTGTTTTCTTTGACCCTAACGACATATCCGGTAACGGAAGAGGATTCAAGGATTCTAAAGGGGTTCTGTCCTTTTCCGTATTGCGCCGGATGGGGGACATTCATATAGTGAAAAGTATCGTGTCTACACGCGTGGAGCAGATAATGAACTTTATGGATTTTTCGGAAGACGAGCAAAAGGAAGGCTTCACAATCAGAAAAAAGAAGAGCCTTTTTTCTACCGGGGATGAGAAATTGACAAATGAGGACAAGAAAAAGATTTCAAAGATAGTTGATTTCCTGGAAAAGGGAGGATGGACGGACAAATGGGACAATGTAGACAGCTTGCAGGAATTTGTAAGTAAAATAATGTCGGACAGTCTCACATTAGACCAGTTGGCCTTTGAGATGGTGCGCAACAGAATGTGGGAATTGCAGAAATTCCGCGCTGTGGACGCTTCTTTGATACGTTTTCTTGACAGCGTAGACCCCAGACAAAGGGAAGATTTCGAGCAGTACAGATTCAAGGGGCATTTGCCGCGTTACTGCATGGTGTGGGATGAAATGATTCTTCATAACCCTATAACGAAGGAACCGATATTGTATTACCCATGGGAGCTTGGATTCGGTATCAGAAACAAGACATCTGATGTAAGAAGAAACGGGTATGGAGTATCGGAATTGGAAACGTTGGTGAATATCATAACCTGGATATTATGGGGCTTTTCTTATAATGCGAATTTCTTTTGCGTTTCACCGGAAACACTCGTTACGACGAATAAGGGTTTAAGAAGAATAAAGGATTTGGTAGGTACAGAATTTGAAGTTTTTGACGGTGTGGAATACTGTAAGGCATCCGCATATAAGACAAGAATAGATGATTTGTACGAAACAAGACTGTATAACGGCTTAAAGATAAGAACAAGCCGCGAACACAGATTCTTGACTATAACGGATAAAGATAAATCTCCTAAATGGAAAGAACAAAAGGATTTGACTACGGATGATTATTGTTTAGTAGATATAAATACTTATGGAGATTTTCATGAGGAAGATTATTTCATAGGAAGAGAATATTTTAGAGAATTTACTAACCCAACAAAGGAAGCTGTTCTTAAAAAAGAAAAAACTTTTACCCCTTCTTTGGAGATGGTGAAAGATAAGTATTTTTGGGAAATGATTGGTTTTGCTTTAGGGGATGGTACCTGGTTGGAACATATACTTGAAATTTTCCCACACCATACAAAAGATAAAAAACTTTTTGGTGATTTCTCTAAAGTGTTGGATAAATACGGAATAAATTATCGTATAAAGAAAGGCAATCCTTCCACACAAAGAAGTGACGGGGAATATGGATATCCGTATATATTCATATATGACACATGCTTTATCGACTGGCTTATAAGCATAGGATTCGGATATACAAGAGATAAGAAGATACCCGTTTCCGTATTTAACTTGCCGGAAGAGTTGAGATGCGCGTTTTTGAGAGGATTGTTTTCGGCAGACGGACATACTTCTGCAAATATAATGGGATATAAAACTCCTACTATATGTTGTGTGAATAATGATTTGAGGCAAGATATATTACAATTATTATTAAGCGTTGGGGTTGCTGCGAGAGAGTGCAATAGAAGTAAAAGCAGATATAATGACCCAGTAACACTTGTTATTCAAGATGTAATGTCTTTTGTTGATAAAATAGGTTATTTGCAAGACTATAAAAATGAAGGTATATCAAGAGGAGAAAGGACAAAGGGCAAATGGGATTTGGTACCTAATTCTTTGGCTTTGGATATACTGGAAAACAACAGGGGAGGTGACATATCTTTCTCGAAGCATCATGTGAAAAAAGGTGGAAGGATAAGCAGAGGTAAGCTTATAAGGGTTCTGACAGAGGCGGGATGTAGCGTGCCGGAAATATTGAATTATCATTTCTATAAGGTAATGGACAATTCCAGACTTGTAAAGGAGAAGGAACAACTTTATGATATAGAGGTATTCAATGACAAGCATATATTTCTTGCCAATTATACGGCAGTCCATAACTGCCAGGGTTCACAGCCTAAAGGGTTTATTAACATAAAGAACCCTAATATATCAAACAGTACATTGCAGGAGTTTAGGCAGGCATGGACGCAAACGATGGCGGGGGTTAGCAACAGTCACCGCACACCCGTTATAAACGGTATAGATTTGGAATGGGTTGATTTACAGAAACTTAGCAATCGTGATATGGAATTCAACGAGTGGATAAAATTCCTTATCATAATGACATGTTCCGTATACCGTATAGACCCATCCGAACTTGGATTTAATTTCAAGGAAAGTCAGCAGATATTCGGACAGGACGGACAGCGCGAAAGATTGAAGCACAGCCGGGAAAAAGGATTGAAGCCTCTATTGATATTCTTGCAGGGTGTCATTACAAAGTACATTGTGAGCGAGTTGGACGAAAACTACGAGTTTGCATTTACCGGAATAGAGGTGGAAGACGAAGAAGCACAGGTAAAACTGGATTCTGAAAAACTGAGTAGCGGCATGGTTGCCATGCAGGATATATTCAAGAAGTATAACGGAAGGGATTTTGACCCGGAAAAGGACATCATTCTTAACCAGGTGTACCAGGGGATGAAACAGGCAGAAGAACAGAATAAAATGTTCGGAGCTTCACAGCCTGGACAGCAGCCGGAAGGTGTACCGGAAGACGAGGAAGACCCGTTCGCACAATACAAATCGTTTAACGATAATCCTATAATGAAACCAGCAGTTGACTATTATTTAAAAAATCTTTACAAATAAGGAATTATGGAAAGTTTCGATGATTTAAAGTTAGAAAGATATATAAACAAGGCTCTTTTGGAAAAGAGTTTGGGAAGACCAGAAATGTATGACGGGCTTCTGGAGATTGCGAAGGCACAACAAGGCGTATATGTGAACAACGCGGTAAACCGGAAGCTTGGCATTGTTGGGCTGCCATGCAAGAAAAGAAAGGCTACGGAGGAAGAGAAAGCCGATTTAACCAAGACAACAGAAGACCTTTATAAGGAAGGTAGTGCGTGGAAACGAGACAGACAGATTAAAGTACATAACAAAGTGAAGTCTGAATATCGGAAGAAAATGCTATTTGAGACAAAACCGCGTGCTTACTTAATGCTTGGCGGTGGTGGTTCGGGCAAAGGGTATTATCTTAAGAAGATGAAGGAGAAAGACCCTTCTATTGATAAACTTCCAGTTATTGATGTGGACGATATGCGTGACATGATACCGGATTATGAAAGGGTGAAGGGAATAGACCCAAAGAAAGCTTCATCCTATGTGCATGAGGAAGTATCGGATATAGGTAAAGCGATAGACAAGGAATATATAAAATCTAAATCTTCTTTTGTAAAAGATGCTGTATTTGGAAACCCGGCAAAACTTGAAAAATTGGTTGATGAATTGAAGGCACAAGGTTACGATGTCCATTTGGTAGGCGTGGCAACCGATTTCAGTACGGCTTTGGATAGAATACAGAAACGTTTTGAGAGAACGAAACGGTATGTTCCTACAGAAGTGGCGAAAAAAGGACATAAAGGAGCGTCCGAATCTTTCAAGAAAGTTATCGAAACTCCGTTGAAAGATAAATTCAAGTCCGTTAAATTGTATGACGGAAATTCCGATAATGGAGTGATTTATGATAACAAAGTGTTAAATCAAAAAGAACTTGATAGGTTTCTTAAAAAAATAGACTTATAAATTTGTTCAATTCTGAACAGTTTTGTATATTTGCATAGAAACTTAAAGAAAGGAGTAAAATTATGGCAAAGAAAAAGTACGGAATTGATATGACGGCTGACGAATGGTTTGAGATTGAAGAACGTGGAATGGGCGAAGGTTGGACGATGGAAGAAGTTGCAGCTTTAGGTCCAGAAGGTAGAGAGTTTCATAGAAGCGCTCCATATAATCCTTACTTCCCGAAACCAGATATGTCTATTTTTAACGAAGACCTTTATGATGGTTATAAGATAAAGAAGAATGTCGGAAAAGAAAGTTGATGGTATAAGAACCCCTTTGGTATCGCGTCTTATTGGAGTGAAAAGACACGTGAAAGACCCTATCAGATATCCGAAAATACAATGCGGTTATGAAGGTCTTGCACAGACCATGTTTGCCACACAGTCGGACGCGATGATAAAGGAGCTTGTAAAGGAAATGATAAAATCGGTTGAAAGATGATATTCACACCGGAAGAGATACAAAAACTATATGATATAATAGACTACCGTCTTGCAAGAATTGTAGCCGATGTAATGGGGGATGAACTGTTGACACCGGAAGACAAGTCTTTGTTAAGACGGTATGGCTATAAATGGAGAAGGGAGATAGAAAAGTTACCACCCTATTTTCAATCCTATCTGTTTGGAAGGTTGAGTGCACAACTGACGCCTTCCCAATTGTCTACACTCAATTTTGACGATTTTACCAAGTATATAGACCGTCATCAATGGGCGGCACTTACATCTTTGGAACAGGAAGTGTATTATGCGGCAGCAACACGCACATACTCCTATATAAAGACGATGGGGGAACGGGCAAAAACGATAATGTCTAATGCCGTATCGGAAGAAGAGGTAAAAGTTCTTGTGGAACAGCAAAGACAATTGGAGCTTGGAACGATAAAGAAGGAAATGATAGAAGGCGTTCTGAAAAAGAAGTCCGTGCAGAATATTGTCAGTAATATAGGGCATTCCTTGGAAGACTGGAACCGTGATTGGGGGCGTATAGTGGAAACCGAGATGCAGAACATCTATCAGACTGGGGTAGCCCAGCAGATAATGAAGGAACAGGGAGCGGACGCGCTTGTATATAAAGAGGTATTCAGTGGAGCGTGCCAGCACTGTATAAAGTTTTACACCACGGCAGGGATAGGAAGTAAACCGAGGATATTCAAGCTTATAGACCTTATAAACAACGGGGACAATATAGGGAAGAAAGTTAAAGATTGGAAACCAGTGTTAAATAGTGTTCACCCATTCTGTCGTTGTGACCTTAAGGAGGTACCTAAAGGTATGGTTTGGAATGACGAGACGCATTCGTTTGAACCGCCTAAAGAACCATACAAGAGACAGGTAGAGAGAAAGAGTAAAGTAAAAATATATGTTGGAGATAAAAAGTTTGAGGTATGAGGTTCGGATATAAAGGAGATGTAGAGGTGTTGACCCTACGGAAGACAAGGGTAACAAAGGAATATGTAAAGGAAAGCGCGGAAGAGGTGGATGTGTACAACTGGGAGATTGTCCCGGTACGTCTGGACCAGATAAAGGAGGATGAGTATGTATTACTCTATTGCATGATGAACAGTACGAACCTATTCAAGAAGGGGGTAAAGTGTATCGATTTCAAAGGCGAGATGGAAAATATTGTGTTAGACAATGGAGCGATAATTTCTGTATGTGAAGATGCAAAACATCTCGTTTTTACAATGCCGCATCAAGTAACGATACCGCTTGTTGATGAAAAGACATTCGATGAATGGACCGATGAAGATTGTTTTGGAATAAATAGCGGAAGCAGTCGAAGGGGTGCTGATAAGGAGATAGAACAAGGAGATGTAGAGGAATACATAAAATTCTATAATGATAATCCGGAATATATGCATATGGATGTGAGAACGGTAAAGATAAAGGAAAGAGGATTATCATTATATGAAGGGAAACTGTATAACATAGAGGCTGGTCCCGAATACGCGCTTATAACTAAAAAAGGTTTGTTTTTGAAAACGGAGCATTGATATGATGGAAGGAGGGTTTAATACCGGGTTTGTGGAAATAAGGACGCTTGAAGGCGAGAAATTCCTAAAGGATATAAGGATTAATGAAGCCGTAAAGACAAGACATTCCTATACGCTTGCAAACGGTCTGCATGTACGCGAAATGAAGCCACGCGAATCAGTGTACAACATTTATTTTATCGCTGGTAAGGAAGGTGTGCTTAACAGAGTGTCTGGTGAACAGATGGTATGGACGTATGGAAAGAACTATCTTGTTCCGGTAAAAGTAAAGGAATTGAACATTTCCGACAGAATTGTTCTGTATGGGAACAAGAGGGGTAGGATTGACCGGATAGAAAAGGTGGAGACACTTAACAGGTATTTTTATAAGCCCGAATTGAAGAAAAACACTTCCTATTATATTGATAATGTCTGTATTTTTGGATAGATTGTGCAAATTTCGTATTTTAGCAAAAATTTTGTAGCTATGAATTTAAAGAAATTATTTCATTTACAGACAGCAGAACAAAAGGTGTCTGAATACAGGGAGTTGCTGAGACGCTCCGAAAAGATAGAAGCAAGAACAGAAGAGCTTGCAAACGAATTTGCCGAAAGAAGCCAGGTATTGAAAAGCTTCTCCCTGCTTGACAAGGACGAAAGAGAGATTTCGGAAGAGAAATACAACGAGTTCTTGAAGGAGCATACTTTACGGGTTGCACAATTGCAGAAAGACAGGGACAAGGTTTTCAAGGCTATTGCCGCCTTCCAGAAAGACGAAGATATAACGGAAGCCATTGCGGATGTATATGCGGTTCATGTAGCAAAGAAAGCATGGAAAAGCAAGAAGCTTTCCAAAAGCGCATACGATGATATCATGAAGGCAAAGACCGGGGTAGTCAAGTATGCGGACGTGCTTTTGTTCAGAGGCAGTAAGTTGCTTATCTTACAGAGAGCAGGGGAACACATGAACTATACACCCGATTGGTGCATACCTGGGGGACATGTTGACGAAGGAGAAGATTTCCGTACAGCCGCACAAAGAGAGCTTTTCGAGGAGACCGGGATAGACGTTCCGGAAGATACTCTTATGGAGGTCGGTGTAGCTAAAACGAAGAATGCGGAAATCCATTACTTCATGGGACACGTCGACGATGAATCCCCGGCTTTTGTGGTGGTTGACGGTGAGGAAGAAATCGGAAGTATGTGGATTGACCCGGATACCGAACTGGAAGACTACGATTTCATCTTTGACATGAAAGACAATATCAAGAAGATTTTGGGCTTGGAAGTGAAACCCAGCCCGGTAGAAATCGTGATGAAGGCTTTCCAGGAAGGAAAAGTAACGGAAGATGTGGTAAAGTCCGTGTGTGGGAAATATCCTAAAGAGATACGGAAAGCGAACAACAAGACCGATTTTTCACACAGTGAAAGAAAGGACCTTGCAAAGAAAGGCGAGGCAATGCCGAACGGGAAATATCCTATCAGAAATAGCCAGGATTTGAAGGACGCTATTAAGTTGTCCGGTGCTTCTGACATGCCAAAAGAAAAGGTTAAGGCGTGGATTAAGAAACGTGCTAAAGAACTGGGTCTTGAAAGCGAATTGCCGGAAGAATGGAAAAGTAAGGAAGTTGAAAAGACGATGGACTGTAACGATGCGAATGCCATTTGCAAGGAAGATTTGGACGACAAGCCAAAAGGCCCGGAAGGTGACGGAATAGCAAAGAACGAGGAAACGGAAACTACGAACGAAGAAGCGAACAGCGAGGAAATAGAGAAGTCGGAAGACGGACTGACGGTTTCCATGAAGTTTTCCACTGTAGAGGATGCGATGATATTCAAAAGTGTTATTTCCGAAATGATTCAAGAGGGGAAGGTGAAAGCCGATGTACTGGAAAAGGCAAAGAAGGAGGACAGTATGTATACGGTGTTTGCCGATTTCGCTAATTTCCTGGAAGGCGTTAAGACGCGTTCAAAAAATGTGCATTGGAAAGAGGAAGACAATGCCAAGCACAAGTATCTGGACGATTTGTTAGAGGAGCTTTCCGACTATGAAGATAAGATAATGGAAGCCGGACAAAGCGGTTTCGGCCGTTTCAAGGACGGGGAGATAAACGGTGAAGAAATAGAGGTGAACGACCCTATAGAATTGGTAGACCTCATTATAGACCGTACAAGGGATTTCTATTCCAAGCTTGACAATAACCCCGAATATGCCGGGGAAAAGTCGTGGGTGGAAGATTTTATGGCAACACTCAAACAGACGAAGTATCGTTTACAATTATATTAATTGTTGGGGAGGGGTGTAATCACCCCTTCTTTTTATTAAAGGAAGACATGGAAAAGGATATACTGAGTTTGTGGATAATTATCTAAAAGCGAAGGGTGAATAATTTTTGCATAAAACTTTGGCTATTTGCATAAAAATCCATACATTTGAATCGGTAAAGCTGTAAATATATTTTAGTTATTGTAATATATTGATTATTAGATATTTACAGAAACATGTTTATTTCAATTCGTTGGATTACAGATTATTATAAGATGTTTGAAGTAGATTCAAAATTTAATTTTTTCACAGAAGCAAACTTTGAAAAATCAGATTTCAATCCTATGGATTACCCGGTAGGAGATGATAGAAGATACGAAAAAATGATTTTTGAAGGTTTGGCGTCCGATTCTTCTATAGATTCGGAGGATGAATCTATGAATCCTAACGGATTTGTAATAGACCGCTTTTTAAAACACGGTCTAATCAATTTGGACCATTTGCCATCACGAAGCCCTATCAATAAATCAAGGTTCTGGATAGGACATCCTTTGGATGCTTATGTAAAGAATAACAAGTTTTACGTACGTTGTCAGTTGTGGAAAAAATCTCCGGAAGCAAGAGCCTTTTATGACAAGGCACTGGAAATGCTTGCAAGCGGCACCGACCGGAAGCCGGGTTTCTCCGTTGAGGGGAGAGCGCTGGAAAGAGACAAGAACAATCCTAAAAAGGTGACAAAAGCGCTTATCACAAACGTAGCAATGACAATGACACCCGTAAATGCAAATTCGTTTGCCGATATAGTAAAGGGCGTGCAGACAGTAGATTTCGTGGAGAGCAATAAAGAAGAAATTAGCAACGGTTCCAATAACGTTCTTGTAGAGCTACAGAAGGACGGATATAATATAAAGATAGACAAGTCTTTCAACGTTACCATTAACCCTATCATAGTGGAAAGAGACGAAAGATTTCAAGAGCTTTATAGATATTATCTGAACGGCAATGTAGGATTGAACGTTATAAAGGACTATTTGAGAACCGTTAATAAATAAGTTTGTACACAATTAAAAGTTTAATAAAGATGGACGAAAAATATTTGAACGACCCTATCGTATCTCTGATGAAGTCTATGGGATTTTCTGACGAGTACATTATGGCGAACGTGAAAATCGAAAAGTCTGAAAACGGAGCAGCAGCAGGAGACCATGAATCCGAAACCAAAGAGGAAAAGGATATCAACAAGCTGGAAAAGGAAGCCGTGAAGGACGAAGAAAAGGTAAAGGAAGACGAGAAGAATACAGCCGAGGACAAGAATGCGGAAAGCGAAAAGATGGAGAAATCTAACGCGGAAGATATTATGAAGTCCGTAGGTTCTGTATTTGCCCCTCTGATGGAAAACTTCCAGAAGTCTATGGAAAAATTCCAGGAGACAGTGGACGGTATCAGTGAAAAACTTGACAAGATGTCTGGTGTTACCCCTATGTTCCGTTCAGAAGGACTTAGCAATATGACCGCTATTCAGAAATCTTTCGAGGAAAGAAAGGATGAAGCAGGTAAATATGAAGTTAACGTGGTGAAAGACAGACCTATGGCAGTAAAGCTTATTGAAAAGTCTTTGGAAGAGGCACCGGAAGATATCGCTAAATCACTGGAAAGTGACGCACTGGCATATCTTATCAACCCGGATGCTGAAACAGTAGGCGAGAACCTGGCACGTTACATGTATGAGAAAAACGGTGTAAAATTCGTGAAATAAACTCTATTAAATAAAAAGAATATGGATTTGTATAATTATAGCAATCAAAACGGTACTGGCGGTGTACTGGACGGCATGGATTCGGCAGAAATCTTGAAAGCGATGGAAGCAGGTCTTAAGACCGGAATGCAGTATAACAACGAAATCAACAATGGTGGTGGTTTGAAAGTTGAATCCCTGGATTCAGTCTTGAAGATTCTGGGCAACCGTATGAACCAGTTGGTTTATTACATGGAAATGCCTAAACATAAGATTGACAACACTGTACACCAGTACAACCAGTTGTACAAGTATGGTGAGGAAGTCGGTATTTTTAACGCAGAAGGTGAGACACCGCAGGAAACCGATTCTCAATACAGACGTAAATCAATCGTGACTAAGTTCATGGGTGTTTCCGGACAGGTTACACATCCGGGAATGTTGGTTAAATTGGCTGGCAATATGGACATGTATCAGAAAGAAGTCGAGAATAAGACTATCCTTCTGAGTACCATTATCGACACACGTCTTGTTGACGCTGATTCTTCTTGTGTAGCCGAGCAGTTCGACGGTGTTTTCCGTCAACACATGTTGGGTATCAACGAAATGGACGGTGGCACGGCAGAAGGTAAGACTTCTGAACAACTGTTAGACGGTTATTTCAACAGTCCGGCAGTTATCGACGCACAAGGTTCTGTGTTGAATGACAGTCTGATTCAAGACGCTGCAAACGTTGTAGTGAACGTTTATAACGGTTATATCGACCGCATCATTTCTAACCCGATTGTGTTCAACAACTACGTTAAGATGTTCCACGAAAGCAAGCGAGTTATTGTAGGTCTTGCTGCCTCTGTAACTGGTGCAACAATGGGACAGTCTGTAAACGACGTTACAACTCAGTTCGGTAAGATTAACATCAAGAATGACCGTTTCTTCGACGAACGCAAGCCTATTATGGTAGGCAAGGGCGCCACAAGTGCTAAAGCTCCGGTTACTCCGGTTGTTGGTACTACCATTAAGGTTAATGCAGCCGATACTAAGACTAATTTCGGCAACCATGCAGGTTCTTATGGCTACTTGGTAACGGCAAAGAATCGTTATGGTGAATCTGCACCTCTGAATATCACATCTGCTGGTGCCCAGGCTGTAGCTGCTTCTGAATCAGTAGAATTTGGCTTTACTGCTGGTGTGGGTGGTGCATATCCGGCTACTTGCTTCGTGGTATACCGTACCAAGAAGAACGCGGTTTTGAATGCAAATACCGAATACTTCCCTATCTTTGAGGTTCCGGCTTCACAGATGGCAACAGGTTATGACGGTGCAGACGCAAATTGTGTACGTGACCGCAACCGTATCATTGCAGGTACCAAGTCTGCTTTGGTATATTACAATGACAGTCAGATTAACGAATACTTGCAGTTTGCTGATACTATGAAGATGGACTTCGCTGTTACATCTCCAAGCAAGCGCTTTGCAATTCTGAACTACGGTACCCCGGTACTGTATCAGCCTGCAAAGATTGTACGTATCGTTAACATTGGTGAAGAAGGCTTGTAATTAGCTTGATATAAATTTATAGGTTTAAGAAGTGAAAAGTGAAAGGGAGGGAGTAATTGAACTCCTTCCCTTTTTGTTTAAAAATTTTGTATTATGGAAAAAGTGATTTTAAAAAGTCGGGTGTATAACAACCATAGAATTGTACTTAATGGTGGCCCGGTACAGTTTGTTAACGGTAGAGCGGAAGTATCGGAAGAACTCTATCAAGAAATAGTAAGCCGTAAACTTCCCGATATTTACAAGGAAGGTGAGGAACCGGAATTCAAAACACGCCTTGAAGAAAAACTTCGTTCGGAAGTGAAAGAAGGGAACAAGGAATATGAAGAGGAAATAAAACGTCTTAAGAATATCGTCGAGGCACAGAAGGTTGAAATTTCCAAGAAAGAAAAGGAAATTGAAGTATGGAAGAAATGCGTCGAGGATTTGAAGGCAGGAAACAAGGAGACGCAGGCAGTAGCCCCCGAACTGGAAACAAAGCAGGAAGTTTCTATTAAGGAAGAAGAGGACGATGAGGTAAAGACGGCTCTTAAGAAAATGAAGGTTGACGAATTGAAAGAACTTGCAATGACAGAAGACGGAGGCTCTTTTAAAGAAGAAGACCTTAAAGGCAAAAAGAAAGAGGAAATTATAGATATGATTTTGTCTAAATAAAAATAATTTACAAAGATGGGTCGATTGACGTTTACGATAAAATACAAGAAAAATTCCGGACTTGTGCTGTCTGTAGCCGAGATATGGCAGACATACTTATACGGAATAACCATTGACGGAGGGCAAGGAGCATCATTTACGGACGAATCCATGCGCTCCTATATAGAATCAGCACAAAGAGAGGTTGAGAATTGGTTCAATTTGAAATTTGTAAAGCAGTTAATCGACCAGTCTTTGACTTATTACCAAAAGGACTATTGGCAGCAATTCCCTATATTGTTCCCGTCATATCCGGTAAGGGAGCCGTTAAGCATGATTGGGATGCTCAATAAGATAGAGCAGATTATATACCCCCAAGGATGGCTGTCATGTGAGTATGACAGTGGTATGGGACAAGGGAAAAGAAGGCTGAGTGTTGTTCCTACAGGGTCTTCCACGACACAAGGAAATGCGGAAATAATATTGACAGGCATAACGTCTCAGATTGGTATGCAGCGTTTCCAGTATATACCGGATTATTGGAGGGTACAGTATATAACCGGATGGGACGTGGACCAGATGCCTATGGACTTGATTAATCTGTTGGGAAAACTTGCATCATTCGGGCCGCTTAACATAGCTGGAGATTTGGTTCTGGGTATTGCAGGCGTTTCTGGACAGTCTTTAAGTATAGACGGATTAAGTCAAAGCATAAGCACAACGGCTTCTGCGACATCTGCCGGGTATTCTGCACGATTGATTCAATATCAAAAAGAGATAAAGGAAACGGTAGGAAGGTTGAAGTTGGTGTATGACGAGGTTAAATTTGCAGTATTTTAAGTTATGGGAGAAACAAGAAATATATTACAGTCCTCATCTTCCGGATTGAGTAATTTCCGACCGGAATTTTTCAAATCGGAGTTCGACCAGGCGATACAAGCCAAAGGTTACGACGTGGAGATAATGCGCGCTTTACGTTGCCCGTGTCATGGAAAAGAATCTGCACTGCCGGACTGTCAGAATTGTTTCGGTACCGGATATTTCTATGTGAACGCGATACATACAAAGGCATTGATAACTGGAATAAACTTTACCGACAAATACAAGTCATGGAGCCAAGAACTTTTAGGTACAATGGCTGTAACGGTAAGGGATATAGACAAGGCGAATTTATCCTATTATGACAGGATTTCTTTCAGAAATGAAATATCGTATTTTTCTGAAAATCTCCCTATAAGATACGATGATATGGGACAGCCGTTTGTGTTCACTACATACAAGCCAGTACAAGTATTGGCTATGTATCTGTTCGAGGCTTCAAACAAGCCTCTCATAAAGACGGACAAGGGACATATAAGCGACGTTAGCCCCTATTGTATCATATTGGACATGGAGATAGACGCTTTGCCCGAAAATGGTTTTGTGTCGGTATATTACAAACATAATCCGGAATATCATGTTATAGACTTACCACACGAGATACGTGCTTCATGGGCAACCGACAAGAAAAGCGGACAACTCACTAAGATAGAGCTTCCGGTTCAAGCCATTGTAAGAAGGAGCCATCTTATAGCGATAGAGAAGCCGAATTTTGATGGTAGCGGTGTGATATATAATGAGGATGTAACTATATAGCACTTTGCATTAATTTTTAAACTAAAACATTTGCTTTTTACTTTAAAATAATTATATTTGTATTATGATAAAAGCCTATAGATATAAACTGAAACCGAACGAGAACCAGAAGATTTTCTTTGAGAAGTCTTTTGGATGTACCCGGTTTGTTTATAATTGGGCTTTATCAAAAAGAATCGAAGCGTACCAGCAAGAAAAGAAACGATTGTCTTGTGTTGATTTATGTAAGTTGCTAACCAGTATTAAAAAGGAAGAAGACAAAATTTGGTTGAATGAGGTTTCAGCCGAATGTTTGCAACAGTCTATCCGTAATATGGATAGCGCTTTTACGAGGTTCTTTCGTGAAAAGAAAGGGTTTCCGAAATTCAAGTCAAAGAAAGATAATCAAAAATCTTATAAGGCAATAAACAGTGTCAAGGTAGATTTTAATTCAAATAAAATTCAGCTTCCTAAAATCGGCTGGGTATCATTCTACAAAAATCGGACTTTTGAAGGAAAGATAGGAACTGTAACGGTAACCAAGACTGCAACCGGGAAATATTATGTTTCCGTTCTTGTTGACGACGGGAAAGAGCTTCCTAAAAAACCGGATATAAAGTACGATACAACTGTTGGTATTGATGTCGGGATAAAGGATTTTGCCGTTCTTTCAAACGGCCAAGTCTATGAGAATCCGAAATATCTTGAAAGAGCCGAACAAAGATTGAAAGTATTGCAAAGAAGGTATTCAAGAAAGCAAAAAGGAAGTAACAGAAGAGAAAATGCAAGAAAAAGGCTTGCAAAGGCTTATGAGAAAGTAACAAATTGCCGTAAAAATTTCATACATCAAGTTACGTCAAGGATTGTCCGTGAAAACCAAACGATAATCATTGAGGACTTGAATGTAAACGGAATGTTGAAAAATCATAACCTTGCAAAGCACATATCATCTGCAAGTTGGAATGAATTTTTCAGACAATTGCAGTACAAGTGCGAATGGAACGGAAGAAACCTCCTAAAAATCGGAAGGTTTGAACCAAGTTCTAAAATGTGCACTTGTGGATATGTGAACCATGAACTGAAATTGTCGCAGCGAGAATGGACGTGTCCTAATTGTAACCAATTGAACGACAGGGATTTGTTAGCCGCGATAAACATAAAGAGGTTCGGACTGCAAAGCCAGAACCTTATAGGAGAATCACCCGTGGTAGACGGGATTGTGGACGTGGAGTGGTCGGCAGTAGCCGGGGCGGTGAAGCGTCAATATGTATTATTGTAAAATAATATATAATTACCTAATTACCTAATGAAGACGTGTAAAAATTTGCTTTTTTGATGAAAAGTGTTTAGATTTGTACAAATTTAAATATTTTGTATTGTGAGAGCAAAGAAAGTTTTGGAAGTCCTGGGTATAAGCCGGGCAACATTATCCAATTATGTAAAGGAAGGAAGGATAAAGACCCATAATTCCGCTACACAATGGATAGATTATGACGATGAATCGGTATATGCGATTGCATCTAAAGGACAAAGAAAGAATGTAATATATGCAAGGGTTATGAATAAACATAACCTTAACAAGCATATAGAAGCATTGGAAAGGTATTGCAGGGAAAACGGACTGCACGCCAAAGATGTATATAAGGATGTGACGTTTAACGTTACATTGGCGCAAAGAAAAGGGTTCAACAAGTTGTTGGACGACGTGATATCCTATAAGATAGGAACGGTAGTAACACTGAGCCGGAAAAGTCTGTCTGGAACGGACAGTGAGTTTATAGAGATATTGTTTGCAAAGTTCGGGTGTGATATAAGATACATAACGGAAGAATAAGGTGTTGCCTCTATATGTTGACATATCGGAAACGGTTGCGGAATTCGCGTTGACACCACAAGAAGCGGAATTCCTTGGAACACGTCTTGTTGACGATGTAGTAAAGGAATATATGCGAAGATGGAATGCACTTGTGGATTCCGAACTGCACCAGACACGGGGGATATATCGGTCTGCTATGCAGGTAGACCGGACTTCTGCCACATCTGTAGAATTTGTATTGTCTGCAAGGGCGGCAGGTCCTCTTCCTATGATGCTGGAAGAGGGTGCGACACCGTTTGACGAGAAGATAGGATTCCAGCGTTCGGACAAGGCGAAGATAAAGAAGGACGGTTTGGGATGGTATCTTACAATACCGTTCAGACATGCTACGCCTGGAGCAATAGCGGAATCTGGAATATTCAGTTCCGTTATGCCTAAAGACGTGTACGATATGGCACGTAATGCAGGAGGGCAACCATTGAAGCTTGCAGATTTGCCAGCAAGCCAGCAAGTAAAAGGAAGTCGGAAGGAGATAAACATACCCAGAATGAACGTACCGGAATACATGCACAAGTCGGCAAAATATGAAGGTCTTGTAAGGGTTGAAGCCCGAAGTTCGGACCAGGAAAAGAGAGGTCAATATATGACATTCAGAAGAGTTAGTGATAAGTCAGACCCTACAAGCTGGTTCAATGGCGGTATAACAGCCAAAAAACTAATGGACAGGGCTTTGGAAGAGGCGCAGATAGAATATGTTGCCGAAATGGCGATAGACGAGGCATTAAAAAGAATAAAAGGACTATGATAGAAATAGTAAAAGTAAAGCAGTTTATAGTATCAATATTGAACTATATACCGGAAGATTACAGACTGCACAAAGGAGATGAACAGAATACTTTCCTATACAGACTTCTTAATGGAATGAAGGAAGGGAATTTTGATTTTTACGACCAGGCAAAGAAGCTGTTTTTAAGAGGAATGACAAACCCCCGTAATTTAAGGGTGCTGTTTGAATTCCCGAAAGACAATACGGGATTGCCAGCCTATGTAATAAGGGAACCGGGTGCAGACCCGGGAGCAGCCAATTCCATAGGAAAAATGAATGGACAGATATACGATGGCGGTGCATGGCAAATAAGAGACAGCCGTTTCCATAACTTTGAAATAATGTGTCTTTCGGACAACATGCTGGAAAGCATAATTATGTCGGAAGTTCTGTATGCACTGATAATGGGTTCCTATAACTGGCTGTCTACCCAATATGATTTGGTAGAGGTAAGGATAACAGAATTAATGACAAACCAGAATGTATTGCCTATTCCTATTTTCATAAAGTCTGTAAGGCTTGACTTGACTTTGGACCAGATTGTAGGAACACTGGTAAACGAAGAACTGCTTAATAAGATTGCATTCGAGAATGCAGGGATAGCAGCCGATAAATGGGGTGGGGACAATTATCAAAGAGACTATGAGTTACCAGGTGTAGAATCAGACATTGATAAAATTGTGACTAAATAGTTGGTGTAAGGAATAAAAATGTTTAACTTTATACCGAAAATGTATGAATGTAAGGATTTGATAGGGAAGTTCTTGCAGAATTTCGTGGACTAATAAAAGAAAAATAATATGGCATCAACGTTTATTTTCAACGGTCGGCAGATTTCATTGCCCGGTGTCTACTCCACTATTGTAAGTGGGGAAATGAACCCGGCACGAAATCTTGACTATGGAAAAGTCCTTATTATTGATACAGGAAAGTATTCAGCCGGATTTGGTGGCGGTGCTGGTATCAATGGCGAGAATGCGCAGGGACAGAACGCTATCTATACTTTCGACAATATCGCGGATTTTCGTGCTTTCATGAAGGGAGGTCTTTGGTGGAGAGTTGCCGAAGCTCTGTTTGCACCGGACCCTTCAAACCCCGATGCAGTAGGAATTTCCGAACTTGAATTTGTTCGTGCAGCAACAACTACAGGTGCAAAAATGACGTTTGCGATGACAGCAGGAGGCACGTTTGCGGTAAAAACATTGGACGAAGGTTTGGTAGCCAACGGTTCGTTATTGAACGACGAGTTATTAACAAAGGGTTACGGTATGAACTTTATCGCAGGACGCGAAGACGCTACCAAGTGGATTTTGCAGTTCTGGAGAGGTACATATACCGGAACATACAGCGATGGTTTACCCTACGGAGACATCACGCAGGAAAACAGTGACCCCGAACTTGTTCTTGAATCACCGGAATTCAAGAATATGCAAGAACTTGTGGATTGGGCACAGAATGATTCTAATTTTGCTTTGGCGTTCGTACTTGATTCAACTACCAATGTAGAAGGAAATGGTGAGATTACCGAAGAGGACATTACAACGGCACTGAATGGTAAGCCTTATATTTTGGCGGCAGGAGGTACAGAAAGTTTCGACATGGACGACTTTAACGCTGTACTGGACCAGATTGTAGGTTTGGACTATAGTAATGTCATTCTGGACCAGGTAGGAGACAACGCCTATTCAGCCACGACAAAGGCATATCTTACACACATGAACGGTGCGGCCAAATTCCAGCATTTCCTCTATGTGGCAGGATATGACAAGGGAGCGGATTTCTCAAAGGAAATCGATTTGGCGAAAAAGTTTGACAGTTCGTTCGTGCAGCTTGTACATGGTGGGGCAGGTGTGGTATCCGCATTTGATGCGCAGAAAATCCGTTGGTGGGGTGTAATGTATAACTTGTGCGCGATTGTGGGTCGTATCAGTGGAAAACCGCCTTATGTACCGCCCACATTCAAGACTATCGGAGTTGACAGACTGCAACACTCATTGACTGAATCGGAGAAGAAGAAGGCATTGAAATACGGTATTTTAACAACCGTATTGAACGACTACACCGGAAAGTTCAATATCTTGCAGGGTGTGAATACATTGCAGGACAACGCCAACTTGTTCAACGCAAAAGGACAGTCCTATTCTATCCAGTTTATGCGTATCGTCGCACAAATCAATAAGGAATTGATTGTAAATGCGACATTGGATTTGCTGGGACAGGAAAACGGTGTTAACGCCAATACACTGACAGCAGGAGCGGTTAAAGACTGGACTGTGGCATACTTGCAGTCAAGAACTGCAACGGACGCACAAGACAATCTGATTTTGTCGTTCAAAGACGTAGTGACAACAAGAAAGGAAGACGCTTATTTCACCACTTACAAAATTGTGGTAAATAACGAAATCACCAAGTTGTTCTTTACAGGTTACTTAATTCGTGGATAAAACAAACCCTAAAAATTAGAAGATTATGGCAGTTTTTACAGCGCCTAAAGCGTATATTAAAATAGATAATCAAGTAGCCGGGTTTGTTCGTAATCTGCAATTTGCAGAAAACATCACCCGTGCGAATGTACAAGGGCTTGGCTCACTCCTTAACCAGGAGGTTCCGGCCGTACAGTATCAATGCACATGGACGGTAGACCAATTCTTTATTGACTTCAAGCAGCCAGTAATGGAAGGTATGATGCACCGTCTTGGTTCCGTCAAGTCTATCGTAGACACCTTGATTTTGGGCGAGCTTGGTTTTGCCATTGCTATTTACAGCAAGACAATTCAGAGCCAGGATTCGACTACAAAGATGGTGACAGCAGTAGACCCTACCGGACAGACTATGTGCATGTTGAATCCGTGTTTTGTAAATAATCAAAATTTTTCATTGCAAGAAGCTGGCATTGCCGGTTATTCCATCAGCGGACTGTATTTAACACCGATATCTACACTTGAACTTTAATTTTGATTTTTATAAATACTTGATATTTAGGGAGTTACTATATGTAACTCCCTTTTATTTTGGTTATAAATAATTACAAAAAGGATTAATTGCAGAATAATAAAATGTTATGTAATTTGTAAAATATTTTTATTATAATGAATTATTGGTATTGTGAAATGATGTTAAACAACCCATATTTTATACATAAGCACTTGCGTATCTCATAACATAATATTATCTTTGCAATGTGGTTCTGATGAGGGAACCAAAAAATGAAAAGTTAAACAAATAAAAAAGATAAGGTTATGAAATCAAATGTAGAAAGAATGACGGAAGATTTGAAAAAGGTTTTGTTTTCAAATGTATATAGCTTTGAGATTGAAACGAAAGATATAGTTTTCGGATTTAATAAGGTATTGAAGAAAAGAACTAAATCACTGGCAAAGGCTATAGCTTTGGAACAAAAACTGAGAAATGATGTCGGACGTTATTTGTCCAGTACAGTAGTTGTTGCTTCTGTAAGAATGTACAGAAATGGAGAGTTAAGAGGTGAATTTAAGGCTAATAATTTTTGATTGTCAAACAAATAAAATTTTGAAGTTATGAACGTTTACAGCAAGTTTTGTCCGAATGTATTTTTAGCAAAGTGCGAAGAAAAGTATGAAAAGGGAAAAGTTATCGAAGTAACGACCAAGTACGGAAAGGAAAACGAGTGCATTGTTTTCAATCTGATATATGAAAAGGACGGATTCTATTACTATTCGATAGTACGTGCAGACGGGTTCAATGTCCAGGAATGGGCGAAACAAAGAGCAGAAAGACGCAGAATGTGGGCAGCTTCGGCAGAGCAAAAGAGTAATGAGTATTACGAGAAATCCAATAAAGATAGAGACTTCCTATCATTGGGAGAACCTATCAAGGTCGGACACCACAGCGAAAGAGGACATAGAAAAATGATTGACGAAGCCTGGAACAATATGGGCAAAAGTGTTGAGTTCAGCGATAAGGCTGTCGAACATGAAAGAGTAGCCAAGTATTGGGACAAGAAAGCGGAGGTAATTAATCTATCCATGCCGGAAAGTATAGACTATTACGAGCACAAGTTAGAGAAAGCCAAAGAATATCACGAAGGCTTGAAGTCCGGCAAATATCCACGTGAACATTCCTATTCTTTGACTTATGCGAAGAAGGCGGTTAATGATATGCAAAAGAATTATGACACAGCAAAAAGATTGTGGGGAGAACAAGAGGATTGAAACAGCCATTGAAAGGATAATAGAATATCTTTTCAATTACACTCCCAATTTTAAAAGAACCCGGTCAAAAATAGAACTCATGGAAAAGTTCTGGGAAAAGACCGGGATTTCCTCTAATAGGGCGTTATGGGAATATATGGTGTTCCAGGGTGCCATGATAGAGAATAGCAGATATAGAGAGATAATATTCGACCCCTATAATCTGATAGGACCTAAAGCTATAGAGAAATGGAACAAGAGAAGTAAATACCAGGTATTCAGAGCCAACAAATACCAGCGTGAAAGAGGCTGGATAAGCCCTTTTAAGGAAGATGAAGAAGATTTGACGGAAAAATATAGGGAATCGCTAAGAAGAAGATACTGGAACAAAGAGAAAGGATTTATATTCTGTAGCCAGTATGGAGGATGGTTATTTGATAAGGATAGATGCAGGGATTGCATATTTTATAAGATTTGTGAAAAATGACATAACAAAAGTTTATGTTATCAAATAATATTATTATATTTGTGCCATGAAGAAGACAGTAAAGGAAGAAATCAGACCGTGTGTTTCTTGTAGGGAGAACCATTTCATATATGACCGTAACAGATGGTTATGTAAGGAGTGTTACAACAATAGAAAGAAGCTGAAGTTGAATCGAGTTTCTTTGAAGGAGGAAGAAAACAGGCTTAATGAAGTGTTTGCTAAGATATGGGAAGAAAACCTGCATTACTGTTTTCATTGTGGGAAATGGCTGGGTCTTGAAATGAAGCCTATTTTCTTTTCCCATATATTGAGCCGTGGAGCGCACCCAGGTTTGCGTTGTGACCCGGATAATATAGTGCTGGCATGTATGGAATGCCATCAGATATACGATTTTGGGAATAGAAAAAGTCTTAAGAATCAGATACCGGAAGAAAGGATAGAAAAACTTTTGGAGAAAGAGCATGGAAAAAGATGTTGATATATTGATAGGATGTGCGGAAGTGTTTAACGCTATAGGACTAAAAAGGGTATCCAGAATGATAGTGGATTATCTGGAGAACCCCAATAGTGATAAAGCGGAAATATTTCAGAAAGAGGTTGAGGTATGGAAAGAATACGAGGAACGTTCAAAAGGCAGAATGTTTGTGTTCAGTGACGGGGAACACGCCCTTATGAAGTATTTCATTATATCGTATGAAAAAGACTGGTATTCGGACGGGAACCCGGCTATAGTGATAAACAAGCTGGCAGATGAAAGCGCGTCATTCAAGGACAACCCTATAAAGAATTTATGGGTAGTGTATAATAGTGAGGAAGACCGGGACAGGGATTTTGAAAGATTGTTGATAATAAAATAAAAAGTATGGGAAAATTTTTAATAGAAGACGTAAACGCGAAAGGATTGCTTATCTGGATGAACGACAATTTCCGGAAGCAGAACGGGAAACGGTTTACCCGTAATGATGTGCAGGCATATATAATGAGAGGACATTTGCCCGAATATCTGGGAGGAAACGAGATTGTAGTAACCCCTAAAAAGCACTGTACAATTAAGATGTACAACGTATTGGAAAATGACAATAACCCAGTAGTGGAGGAAGAAGAAAATGAATGTATTGGTAGCATGTGAGGAAAGTCAGAGAGTTTGTGAAGCTTTCAGAAAGAGAGGTCATAACGCCTTTAGTTGTGACATTGTAGACTGTAGCGGTGGGCACCCCGAATGGCATTTCAAACAGGATGTCTTGCAGGTTATCCCTAATTTTGGAGGAAAGCTGCAAAACGGTGAAGAGTATTATTTGCCGGAAGGCGAAGAATGGGATTTGATGGTTGCACACCCACCTTGTACTTATCTATGTGTGTCCGGTGCTGCATGGTATTATCACCCGGAAGATAAGGGGCTGCCGATAGAACAGAGAAGACCACATCCGAAATATCCAAACAGGGCGAAAGACCGAGAAGAAGCCGTTAATTTCTTTATGGAGCTATATAATTCGGGCGTAAAAAGAATTGCCATAGAGAACCCGGTAGGAATAATGAGTACAAGATTCAGAAAGGCAGACCAAATCATAGAACCTTGGATGTTCGGGGATGAAGCAAGCAAGAAGACTTGTTTATGGCTTAAAAATCTGCCTAAACTCACTCCTACAAAGATTGTCGGGAAAGGTGAAGTGGTGGAAGGAAAGAATGGTTTTAGAATGCAGAAATGGTATTGTGATGCCTACGGACTGCCTAAAGAGGAAAGACAGAAGATAAGAAGCAAGACATTTCCGGGCATTGCGGAAGCGATAGCGGAACAATGGGGTAGTTTAAAATAAATTTTGGTAACGTGAAAACAAGTAGTAATTTCGTGATTGTCTATGACTTTGAAACCGGGGGATTGCCAAGCAAGGAGAAGCAGGCTTTTTTGGACATCCCTTTGGTAGAAATGGCTATGTCGTGCATAGACATGAAAAAGTTGGAAATAATAGACCGTGCAGAAATGATATTCCCGTATAACTACAAGGAAGGACTTGCAGGATATTCGGAGGAAGCAACGGCAGTACACGGCATAACAAAAGAAGTCCAAGAAGAGAATGCGGTGCCATTGAAAGAGATATACAGCACTTGCAAGAAATGGTTCGCCAAATACAAGAATCCGCGCCAGATGTGCACCCTTGTAGGACACAATATAGTGGGGTTCGATAACCCGTTTCTTAGAAACTTCTTCTCCTATATGAAGGACGATATAGACAATTACGTAAAATACTACATAGATACAATGCAGTTTGCGCACATGGCAGCCTTGGAACAGATGGACTATAAGCTGGGTACATGCTGCCAGAATGCAGGCATAGACCTTGTGGAAGCGCACAGGGCACAACATGATGTGGATGCGAATGCAATGTTGTTTATCTCCTATGTGAAGAAGTTAAGGGGTGAAGGCGTGGAAACGGTGGAGAAGAAAGAAAGGAGATATAGAGAGGACTTCCAGTTATGTTGACGGGTGACGGAAAAGGAATACTTACAAATAATCAACTTACATATCTGTACAATGCGGTAGACAATATCATAGAGAGACTGCCGGAAAGGGCGCTTAACCAGTTGTTGGAAGGATATGGAAACGACGTTGATACCATGCTTAGGGAAATGGTGCATCAGTCGGAAAAGGCGCTGTATCTGGGTCGGACGCTGGATTCAGAAAGTTTATCCTATGTGGATAACGTGAAAGCCTCTATGGACAATACGCTTAAAATATTGTCCCTCAATTATTTCATAACAACCATGTTGCCTAAATTCCGGTTAGGGTGGCGTAATATAGAGTGGGGAAATCTCACTCAATTATACCCGTGGAGTTGTTATTTATGCGCCCGGGCGAGTGGCAAGTGCATGAGTGCTGATACATTGGTTGTAATGTATGATGGGGCTTTGAAGAAGATTCAAGATATAGAAGTTGGTGATAAAGTGATGGGTGTTGATTCAACACCGCGTACAGTGCTGCAATTACATAAAGGTGTTGCACCTATGTATAAAGTGAGACAGTCCAAAGGAATGACTTATGAAGTGAATGAAGGACACTTGCTTTGCTGTTATTATAACGGTTATTTCATTGATGTAGAAGTAGATGCTGTATGTAGACAACAGAAAGATATAAGAAAGTTGTTTCTGGGATATAAAGTCAAGAATATAGGGAAAGGAACACCAGAATTTGATTATTCTTCATTGAAGATTGAACCTATTGGAGAGGGGGAATATTATGGTTTTGCGTGCGATGGAGACCATAAGTTTTTATTGGAGGATGGGACGGTTGTACATAACAGTTATCAATGGTCTTATGCCTTTATTCTGTGGCGTTTATGGTCCTACACAAGACCGACTGCATATAGACAAGACACGGTAGACAATGCCAACCGGAAAGAAACATGCTATATTACCAATACTTTTACACTGGCAAAGGTGCAGATAGCGAAAGTGACGGAAGAGATAGAGGCGAACGACTTAATAAAGGAAAAACTGAACCCTTATAACAAGGCTTCAATCGGAGAAACGGCCATAAAAACGGAAACAGGAAGCACTCTTCATGTGCGCGGTAAGGATTCAATGATTCGCGGTCTGCATGTGGGGGCTTGTTTGTGTGACGATATGCCGGACGAAAGCTCTCTATATTCGGATGAACAAAGGGAGAAACTGAAAGAACTTTTGAAGGGTACGATAGAGCCGATTGTGGAACCATACGGGTATTTCCTTGTAACTGGTACACCCTATTCTTCTGCACCGAATGAATTGTACCAGATATTGAAGGCAGACAAGCGTTTCTATTGCTTTGAATATCCGATATTGTTTCCGGATGGCAGGCCGCTCGCACCGGATAGATACACATTTGAACAGATATTAGATAAAAAAGAGGAGCTTGGAACGATTGTATTTAATCGTGAATACTTGGTGGTTCCTATCAGTGACACGTCAACGATATTTCCGTATGAATATTTGATGCGAAGTATTATAGGAATGGAAACGATACGTTTTGCGTCAAGTATAGATGATTTCCCCTTCAAGCTTACAAGAGTACATATAGGTGTGGACTTTGCGGTTTCTGGTAATATCGGAGCGGACTATACGGTGTATTCGGTATGGGGAAAAGATGCGATGGATAACTATTATTTGTTGTACTATTACCGGAAACGCGGTATGTCGCATAACGAACAGGTAGATAAGATTGTACAGCTTGACCGACTTTTCCACCCTAATAAGATACGGTGTGAGGCAAACGGTTTCCAGTCCATACTATCCGGACTGGCAAAGGAAAGAGGGCTTAAGAACATAGAACCGTTCACGACAACGGAAGGAAACAAGAAGGATTTATATACCGGACTACCTTCTTTATCCGCAATGTTTGAAAGAGGTCAGATAAAATGCCCTTATGCGATGGGAGAAACGAGGCAGGCGGTTGACTTGATGTTCGGTGAATTTTCCTCTATTACGTTCAGAAGTGATAACGGGAAACTGGAGGCAGCAAGCGGTCACGATGATGTGGTAATGGCTAACTTCCTGGCAATCAATAGTTTACGAGAAGATGATAAAGAAGTACAAGTAAGTGTAGCTTTGATATAATGTTAATCTTATGTTAAAATGAGATACTCACTTGCGTATGTCATAACATAATCTTATCTTTGCAATGTGAGAAAGAGATAAACGAAGTCAAACAGATAAAAGATAAGAAAATGGAAAACGATATTAAGGTTCTCAAAGAGTTGTACAAGTTCATTTGTGTTAGTGAAGGTATCAAGGCAATTGCATTGAAGTTCTGTAAAGTTGGAAGGGGCGGTGCTTGTTGTTCTTATGTGGCTAACAAACCGAAATCAATCTCTATTGACTTGAATAGAATCAATGTCGGTTCTGCCTATGCTTTGTGCCATGAAGTAGCGCATCAGATTTGCATTGCAAATGAAGGTAATGCAACACATAATGCAAAGTTCAAAAAGATGGAAAAGGAATTGGTTAAGAAGTATGCCAATTGCACTATTGCAAGAAATTTAATTTGGTAATGAAGGGAGGATAAGGTTATGATTACTGATAGAAAGAAAGCCCCGGCATGTTTGAGATACAATGTCAACAATAATTCCGGTTCAATCAACAAGGAATTTGGTAAAGACCAGCAAGCAGCATATGATTTTGCAAGCCAAATGAATGAAACAGCAATAATTAGAGGATATATGTTCGTGAAACATAAAGGTGAATGGGTAAGAAATACGATTTTTATAGACCATGTTTTTAAATAAAGAAGGAGGGTAATGTTATGAAAAAGGATTTGGTAAAGACGGCTTTAGGATATAGATGTTTTCTATCTATTGAGGAAATTGAAGTGACAGACCTTAAAGACAAAAAGGAATGTAAGGTGTTCGAGGAATTTAACGATTTTACAACTATTAAGAAAATAGCATTGAAGTACACCGACAACAAGCTGTTCCACGAGATAACAAACCGATTGATTGAACTTGATAAGGTGGATTTGACAGAAGAAGAACATGCAGAAAGACAAGCGTTAATTACATTGTCTCAATATTTTAGGGTGAAGTTTTGATTTAACCGATTAATAGCGTATATTTGTAACGAATAATATTTTGTGATTATGGAGGATAAGATAATTAAGATTAAGGGACATGAATATAAAATGTCCTTCCCTACAGTAGGACAATATTACGAGATTGAAACGCAAAAACAGTTTTTAGGTCGTGGATATTACAATACCTTGCTGGGAAACAGAACGCAGGCTGCGGCTGACGCTTTGGATATGATAGATATTGAAGCGACGCTTACAGTAATGTTGCCCGATTTGCTGGCAGATATGAAAGTGACTTCTTTCAAACAGCTTGGTATCAAGGACTACGTGGAGGTAAGGGATATTTACAATAAGGAGGTTTTGCCTTTTATTAAGGAAGTTGAAAAAATGATGAACCCCAACCGATAAGAGTATTCGAGCGAGAATCACTATAGTTTGAATGTTTAGTTATTCAGAGGAGTATAGGGGTATAATCTGTTATGGGTTATGCCCCTACTTTTGATTTATTTTGTATGATGGAGCGAGACAAAAAGGAAGATTTTAGGACATTTGTAGTAAGATGGAATAACAAGTTTCCGCTTGACAGGTGGTACAGGAAAAAACATAATATTGCTTTTATGTCCGAGGAACACAAGAAATGTTCTTTCTTCCAGCAACTTTTTGAGTTTGAAGAAGACCGGATGTTTAAGCAGGCTTTGGAAGACGAGGAAAAGAAAGTTGAATACGTTCCGAATATCGGTGAATGGTTGAAAGATTCCTATGACGAAATGGTAGACCAGGAAACCGATACCAAGGAAATAACGCAAAGTCAGATTGAGGCTTTCCGTGAAGAAATGGCGCGGATGGCTGAATACGAGGAAAGCCAAAAGGATAAGGAATAATGGCAGAGGATAAGAGGATTAGGATAGCGGCTGACACTACACCGCTAAGACAGTTGAGAGAAGAGGCGGTTTCTTTGTACCGCGAGATAAACCAGGCTTCCATGCAGAGTGCACAGGAAGCCGAGAAAAGCATTTCACAGCTACGGGAACAACTTGCATTGATGGAAGACCGCAACGAGTTGGAAAGGCTGTTACTTGACCTTAAAAGACAGTCTGCCGCCATTGATGCAACCACAATACAAAAACCGTCTCCTATGCCGGAAAGACCGATAAGGAGACAGCCGCCTACAGAAGAACTTCCAAGACCGGAACAACCCACCATAGACCCCGAAACCGGGTCTATTACATGGGACGTATCGCCAAGAAGAAAAGAGGAAACCGTACAGCCGGAACCAAGACGGAAAGGGCAAAGACCGGAAATGGAAACGGATGTAGAAGAACCTTTGCCTATAGAAGAACCGGAAGAAAGACCAGCGCCCAGAAGAAGGAGAAGAAAAGTCCAGGAATCCATACCGGACGTGGAACCTATCATAGATGAGGAAACTGGTTCTATGACATGGGACTTGACACGGAAACCGCAAAGGGAAAGAGTTACCCCTATAGAAAGAGGTGTAGAAAGAGAAGAACCGACAACAAAGGAAACGCAGAAGGAAATATTAAGGGAAATAAACAGACACGTCGAAAATATAGATGAATCCGTTACGAACGTTGACAACTCTAAGAACTTCCAGGACAACAGTGAAAACAGAACGGACAACTCACGGCATACGGAGAATATAACCGAGAATGTTGTAAATATTGAAAAGAATACCCAGACAATAACGGAGAATACAACCGCTATAAGGGAAAAGGGGAATTTGGAGGTCGTTTCAGAACAACCGAACAGACCTCTATTAAGGGAAGACGATAGAATACAGAGAAGACCGGAAATAACGGATAACGGACAGACGGAAATCAAGTTTTCCGACGAGGGGATAATACGTGCTATTACAAGACTGGGAGTGGTAACGGATAATATAGGACGTGATGTCATTTCCGCTTTAAGAGGACTTGAAAAAGGAACGGGTGAGGAAAACCAAAGAACCAGTATTACCCGTTACCTGGAAACTATTGCAAATTCCGTATCTGTTATAGAAGACAGTGCAGAAAACATATTAGAAGAAATACAGAAAGCCGTTTCCGGTTCGGGTTTCGGAGGTGGAACGGGGACACCTGGCGGCATTGTACCACCTACCGGAAGTACAGGTGGAATAGGAGGAGGACTAAATATATTCGGAGGAGGATTAAAAGGAATATTGGGCGGCCTGGGAGGTTTAGCGGCATTCAATACCGCCAAAAACGTATTGTCCGAGAGATATTTCAGAAACCAGGAATTCGAGGCAAGGTCGCAATATCAAGGAACCGTGGAGACTGCCGCAAATTATACACGATTGCAAGCCGCTAACCAGGCAGACGCTTATAGATGGATTCCTTTAGTTGGAGATGTGATTGCAAAAAGTATAGAATTGCCAGCACAGCTTGCAGCAGAAAAGATGATGGCAACTTTCGGGAAATACGCGGAAGGCGAAAGACGTGTTATCCCGTATGCACAGGTTATGGGTGTATCAGCCGGAGAAGCTTTCAGACAAGCCGGAAGGGAAGGAAGTTATGCAGCCGAATCACTTGGTATGGATTACGCTTCATACCTTGGAAGACGTGCCGAATTGATACGTGCAGGAGGAGGACGTTTTGTCGGTGGCAATGAATACGACCCGTATGCGGTAAGGGAAACGCAGTCTGTAATGGCGGCAGAAAGATTGTTCGGTCTGTCTCCTAATGCAGTCAACCGCTTGCAGGGCGCAATGAGGTTCGGAGACCAGGATTCCGGTACAGGGGCTTCTGCGATTATCAGAGAGTTCGAGCAGGCAATGAAAAATTTAGGCATTCCGTTCGAGCAGATAGCCTCTACAATGGAGGAAAGTTTAGATACTTTCATTACACAGTCGGACCAGATTCTTTCCAAACGTGGTGAGTTTGACGCAAAGGAGCTTGCAGCGATGTTCAGTGGAATACGCCAGGCAACCGGATTACAAGGAAGACAGCTTGAAAGGGTACAACAGGCATTTACCGGACAGGGGATGTCAAAAGACGAGGTAACAAATGCAATGCTTGTGCGGTCTATCCAGGAAGTAATGCCAGACAAGACTTCCTATTCGGAAATCCAGGAAGAACTGGAAAAGATACGTGCAGGAGCGGCAGACCCCGAAGTTATGGAAAACTTTTTGAATAGGGTTGTAGAACGTACTGGGGGAGGTTCTGAACAGTTACGTTTGGCAATGTCCGAAATATTTCCTAATTTGTCCTGGAATGACATTAATTCGACGATACAAAAGGATAGTGACCCGTCCAAGCTTGTAAGTAATCTGTTTGACTTGTATAGACAGTCAAGTCAAAGGATTAGGGAAACACCTACAGAAGCTTATGATAAGGATGCAGCAAGAAGGACTGTAGGGGCAGGGGAAACCATTGTGGCAGGTGATATGAACCGCCAGATGTCGGAAGGTGCAAAACAGTTGAAAGAGATTGTTAGATTACTGAATAATATTGATAATAACACGAAAGAAAAGGAAAAACCAGTAGAATCCGGTCCGGTTACGCGGTCTATGGTATCGGGCGGTTCCGGTCTTGTAAATGCAGAAAATGTTAGTTCGGGAGTTGAGGCTGGCAGAATGCTGTCACAATGGTTCAAGCGTGTTCTGGATGATTGGGCAAGAGAAAGGGTTGGGAATATGGCAGTTTCGGAAGCAAATAAAGTTATACAGCAAGAACGATGAAGGTAAATATATTCAACATACAAAGCTATAAGTACAACGTAGAGCCACAAACGTTTATAGACGATTGGCAAAAGGGGTTGGGACCGGACACACCGGAAGCGCAGAAACTGACCGTTCCGGAATTTATGGATGTCGTGAACGAGGTTTCCAAAATCTCAAACCTGGATGCTATCTGGGCTACGTATGATGATTGGGAAAAAGAAAAGTACAAGAACGAGTATTCAAGCAAGAATTTGCCGTATATCAAGCCGAATACTCCGCTTTCCTTCCCTATAAAGGATTCCCCTTTGCTCATACAAAAAGCGTCAAAAAGCGACATGTTCATGAAACAGCGTGATTTTTCGGCTTATTGGGCTGAAAATCTGCAAAAACTTCTGAGTGATAAGGAAGGATATGTAGCTGATAATGTGGTGGCATTAGACGAGGAAAAGGCGGTAAGGACAAAAGTACAACCTATTAACATAAAAGTGTGGATATATTGCAAGGCGATAAACAAGGTTGTAGATGTAAGCCAGTTTGTCAATACTTGTTCTACAGATAAGGGATTCAAGAACGGTACGTTTTCGATTAACATAACACCTTTCAAGGATGCCAATATGTCGAACGTGTACGGTGCAGGGTATTATGACATATTCCCAGTTGTAACACCTAAAGGATATGACTATAAATCCTATCTCGAAAAGGTGGTGCAGATAAACGATATAGTGTTTGTCCGGTTTGAACGGCTGAGGCTGGAAGGAAGCTCAGACAGTGAGAATGCCAACGATTTGTTTGTACCTTTGAACAAACTTGCTAATAACGGTCCGGATTATAATGTATGGGATATGATAGGTTTTGTAGACAGCGTGATGGAGACCTATTCTTCGGAAGACAATTCAAAGAGCACTGTTATAAGCGGACGGGATATCACGAAAATGTTTGTGGAGGACGGAAGTTACTTCATTCCGCTGGAAAACGTAAACGATACCATACAGAACTGGCTGATAAGAAAAACGGGTGGAGTATGGGACGGACGTAATATATTTAGCGGTGAATATCAGTTTGTATGGAATTTAGGGTACAAGACGATAAACGAATGTATTTGGTTTATCATAAACATAATGTCCTCTATTGGAGTATGCAGTGACGGAGTGTTTTCTTCATGGGGTGACAAGAGGATAACGGCATACAGTATTCCAGGACAGCAGGACTTGAAGGTGAGAGGGATATGGCAGATTGTCAAGCTGCAAGTGTCTGGGGATATAATGGAAAGGATTGTGACAGATACAGGGTTGGGAAATCCGAACGGAACGTTGATGCAGTATATGGAACGTATTTGTCAATATCCGTTGACCGAATTTTTCTTTGACACCTATATAAACACGATTGATGTTATTGTAAGACAGCCGCCGTTTACGGAGAAGGCAATAAAGGACGCTTTTAAATCGGAAAACTATATCACGATAACGCCGGACAATGTAATATCATATAATCTGAGTTATGACCCACGGGTTTACACCTGGTTCCAGTTACACGCGCAGAATGCACAGGTAGGAGGTAAAGACAAGCCGGGACTGGCTTTCGTTCCTATTGTGTACCTGGAAGAATACGTGGAACGATGGGGTAACAGGAAAATGGATTTCGTGGACATGTACTGTATTCGTATGATACAGAACGGGGCGGAAAACCCGAAGATATTTTCTACCTACCAGGCAACAATGCTGAATGATTTGATTTATCTTGTCGAAAGCAATATGTATGTACCTTTTACACGTTGCGGAACGATAGAAATAAATGGGGACAGGCGTATAAAGGTAGGAACTTTCGTACTGAACCAGAGCACGAACGAGTTTTTCTATGTGACGAATGTAACCAATACAATATCATTCAACCGAGACGGGGTAGACAGACGTACAGTATTGCAAGTGGAAAGAGGATTTTATGTACCTATACTTAAAGGAAATCTGATGGAAGCGGTAAAAAGAAATGACAACTCCGTTTCCGAGAAATCAGCGTCCGGATTTACACCCGATTATTTTAAGCTGGTGGACTTAAGCGGTTTGAGGCAGAAGGCAAAGGAAGCGGAAAGCGGACAGATAACGTCTTATGATAATCCGACAGTTGACAAACAACAGTTTGACTATTTTTTGAACAGGAAATACTTTGGAGGAATGGAATAATGGCAGGGGGAACACCAAGAATAAGCAGCAATAATTTACCGCCTATAATGAAGGGGTATATAATGATACCCACGGACGTAGGCAGGGAAGCGTATATAGACACGGTATTCAGAACGAATATTGTTGCCGTGATGATGGAAGGCGGTATATTCCGTAATGATGCACGTATTACCAACGAGGCTATCAATAACATATGGTTTCCCGAAAAACCGGGGGAGAAGGGATGCCAGGTAATGATAGCGAGCAGCGATTTTTTGAATCAGCCTACTGTTATAGGGACCTTTATCGGCAATGATGAAGTTCCGGCATGGAGCGAGGATGTTATACGGATGAAAAAGCAGGTGGAAGGGGTAACTATGTCTATGACGATAGACCCGCGCAACCAGGAATGGAACATAAACCTTACTTCTATTGAAAAGTCCGTAAATTTCAACGTTACACTGGGAGGTAATGAAAAGAATAAGATAAGGTTGCAAAGTTCGGGTGAAGCGGAAATAGTTGCTTCCAAGAAAGTGAAGGTAACCGGGTATAACGAGGTTATAGCGGAAGTCGTCAATGTGGTTGAGGATGTGAAGGAGAAGGATAAGGAGATACGGCGCCTTACTGTGAACATGGAAGGGGCTGACTTTACATGGAAGACCCAGGACAAGACAACGAAGGTAAAGGTAGACCCCAATACGGTAGACGTAAATTTCCACGACGGGAAGAGCCATATGACGATAGACGAAGGCGGTATAGTGTTGGGTTATGACAACGATGCGGAAATGATACAGTTGACGCAGAACCTTATAAAGTTAATGACTGGACAGAAGGTCAATATAAACAATGCGAAAGAACCATTGACGCTGGCGAACACGTTGATACAGTTGCTTAACAATGTGGAGAACCAGATAATGACGCTGAAGAATGCGTGGAGCACGGCTCTTGCAGGTTCGACGGCAATGGATGGAGGAAAAGCCGGATTTGGAGCGGGTGTTGGTGCGGTATCGGCAGTGAATCCGTTGCAGTTCGACGGAATAAAAAGTACGGTAACTTTTTCGGATTGATAATAATTTCGTATTTTTGAAGAAATAATTGATACAATGGCAAATGTCGCACAATCAGCAATACAAAAAGCAGGGTCTTTGATGGAGACGGCTGGAAGAGCTATATTAGCATCTCAATTTCCGAACGATTTTGAGGTGTATCTCTGTACGCTTGAATTGGCAGATTCAAAGAACAATACGATAGACTTTTTTACATTCCCCATTAATCCGAATGCGATAAGCAAGACGGAAGCAAAAAGGGAAAACATAAGGAATACGGCAGGGGGCGTTACGGTGTTGTCTTCTCCTACTTTTGTACCGCAGGATATAACGATAAGAGGAGATTTCGGACGTACTTTCAAGTTGTTGTTGTCGCTTGGCGGTGGTGCGTCAAGTTTGGCAGGAGCGGCCTATAGTCTGTCAGCCGGAAAATGGAGTTTAAGCGATGTTTCGGGGAAAAGTACGAATTCTTTAAAATCAGCTTCATTTGACCCATCTGTAAAAAATGGATATGGATGCACGAAGATATTGCAAGCTATCATATCAAAAAGTAACGGTGTGGATAAGGACGGCTTGCCATTCCGTCTTTACTTTTATAATATGGCTTTGGGTGAGAGTTATTTGGTAGTTGTGCCTCCTACAGGGTTGGTATTGAATCAGAGTTTGCAGCGCAATATGATTTGGGAATATTCGCTTACAATGACAGCGATAGCGCCTTTGGAAGCTGTAGCAGGAGAACAGAAAGCAAAAACAGCACTCACTAAAATTTGTACGGCCGCAGCAATACAGAAAGGTGTGAACGATTTGGCGGCTTCTTTAGCAACGTTGTTATAAAAGGAGGATAAAGGATGGATGCAGTAATGGAAACGGCATACGCCAAATTCAAGAATATTACAGGGTACGACATAAAGAAGTTCTTCCAGGATTATGTTGATTTTTGTAATAATCATTACCCCTATATAGTGGACTATTACCAGGGAGGCGAGATAAACGCACAGTCATTCTACGAACTTGACAAGATGATTGCACAAATCAATATCGTAGAACCCATGTTTCAACTTCATGAAAACAAGTTGGACGATATTTCTATGTGGGAAATACTGGATAACTTTTCGGAAGTGGAAACAAAGATATTGACAATAAAAAATTCTGACAGATGGTTAAGAAGTGCAACGCTTGGAAGACAGAACACTCTACAGCTTGACAAGCAGTTAAGGACAGGAGAGACGTTCGAGAATGTAGCGGAAGAAATCGCAATGACGGACCCGGAAGACGACTGGACTTCTATAACTACACCACAATACATTATAGAAGAGGATTATAAGGCAGGTCAAGGAAGTAATACTTTTGCTGTAAATCTTCGCAATATCGGTGTAAACTATGTGGATAATGTGGTAGATACACTGGTAGGAGAGAACGTGTTGGGTAAAGACATAGATACGGAGTTTGAGTTTAAGAATGATGATTTGAAGGTGAAGAAATTCGGTACATCTATGGAGCAGGCATTAAAAATCATATTGGAGGCTTTGAAAGGCTGTATTCCGGAATTCAAGGACTACGGACTTCCATCTGATTTTGTAGGTCAGACAACAAATGCAATACAATACCCGGTAATATTTAAGGCCCTTATGAACATGTTCCAAAGAGATAACCGATGGGCGAGTGCAGAGCTTCTTGATTTGGTAAAAAAAGAAGACGCGGTGTTTATGAAGGTGAAGGCTACAACCGTGACGAGAGAAGATTTTGTTATTAATGTTCCTATTTAA